AGCGTCCCTCCGACCCGGTACGGGTTGATGACGAGAAAACCCCAGGTCAGCGAGAAAAACCGCAGGTAGTTGAAGCTGCAACTATATAATGTCACACTATGACATCATGTGACCTACACCACATCGTGTTACGGAACCCGCTGTGGAACACCCACTTAACTTATGAAGGACAAAAATCTCACTCATCGTTCGATTTTCGCCTTCACGAAGCCCCTCAAGGGCTTCGACGGTTGGTTGACTAATTTTGATATAATTTTGGGGGTCCCAAAGACCCCCATAGGGTACAACCTCTCTAAAACCGTTCGGTTGTACCCGATAGACCCATCAGGAAGATGGGGCTGACAGTAGGACTACCTACGTTGGTTCCCAAAACCTGAACCAAGGCCCTAAGGGGCCTGACAGTCTATCAACTCCAACAAGGACCACCGGAGGTGGGACTATGGGTTGGGAAACCTCAACTAGACAACTCCCTCCGAACTGGTCCGCTCTGAGGCGGACCATCCTGGCAAGGGATGGAAATACATGTCAACTCCGATATAGAGGTTGCACCGTGAGGGCAACCGACGTGGATCATATAATTCCAGGAGATGACCATAATCTCAACAACCTCCAAGGAGCTTGCAGCTCCTGCCATAGTATCAAATCCTCCAGAGAAGGAGTGTTTGAACGTATCCGAAGGAAGAGGTTGACCAAGAGACCTTCAGAACACCATCCGGGCCTCAGGAAGGCCCGTAACTAGACTCCCAGGAGGAGTAATGACGTACTTCATGTTCCATGAAGCACTCCGAGAGATCACCTGTGGTGATTCTCGTGGCTAAGATCACCGGTCCAGTACCGAAGCGCAGCGAAGATCGGATTCGTCGGAATGCCGATGTCATTCCGATCGAGAAGCTTGCAGCCGCAGGACTGGTTATCGCTCCGGAACTTGCTCTGGACGACCCACACCCAATGGTTGTGGACTTTTACTACTCCTTGAAGGAGTCGGCTCAGGCTCGCTATTACGAGCCTTCGGATTGGCAGTATGCCAGGTACGTCATGTACCACATCAACAAGCTACTCCGACAAAAGAACCCGAGCAGCGTTATGTTCGCTGCTATCAACACCGCTCTTTCCAACCTCCTGATTACCGAAGGCGACCGACGTCGCGTTCGTATCGAGGTCGAACGAGAAGGCAAGGAAGCAGATATCACGGATATCGCTACCTACTTCCGAGAGCGCGCACAGAAGTCCGCGTAATCATGAGAAGCTCCCCAACCAGTTGAGTGGTGTTTACTCTCCTTTCCACCGACTCCTGGTTGGGGCTTCCACTAAAGGAGAGACATGAACGACCCAATCAAGGGGATTGACGTATCGTCCCTTCAGGGGACGATCAATTGGCAAACCCTGAAGAACACAACCGATATCAAGTTTGGTATCACCCGAGTCACCCGAGGACTGGCAGAGGTTGACACTGCCGCGCAAGCAAATTATGCGGGCATGTACCAGAATGCCATTCTTCCGGGAACCTATCACCGAGCGTTTGTCGATCAGGGTTCACCTGAGAAGCAGGCTCTCCATTTCGCCACCAACTTCATGAGAGTCACCTACCGTGGTGACATGATGCTTCCTCCTGCTCTGGATTACGAAGACCAGAAGCCAGGCAAGGAGTTCTGCCAGAGATTCATCGCAGCCTTCCGGGGCTACACAGGCATCGAAGAGATGCTGATCTACACCTCCGGATCATTTGTCGACACCTGGCTTGGTGGTGAGTCGTGGATGGACGACAAGACACACTTGTGGATCGCGGATTACGGCACCTTCACAGGCGCTACTCCAGGATTCCCAAAGTACAAGACCGACAGGGTATACATCCACCAGTACACAGCTTCCCTGAAGCTGGGACCCAATGGGGTCCCTGGTAACTCGGCTGGAAACACCGACGGCGATGTGTCAACCAAAGACCTACATGAGATTGCGATTCGACGTTGAGCGATGTTCAGATTCTTGTCAACGAACTAAGAGCACGGGGTGTCGTTGTCCACGAGTGGGATGGCTGGTACGGCCGTGGTAACGAAGACACTCCTCAGATCGATATTCGTGGTGCGATCATCCACCACACGGGTTCCAACTACGGATCGGCCTACGAGGGTCTGGTCTACAGCAAGCAGGACTGGGCCTACGGCAACGCGCTGTGCAACTTCAGCGGCAACGCAGACGGCTCGGTGACTGTCATCGCCTCTGGGCTTACCTGGCACGCAGGAGGCGGCTACGGGCCGTCTCAGGGCCCTCTAAGCCCCTACGCAGGCAACCGGAACTACTACACCGTAGGCCTGGAGATCGTGTACCCAGGCAACAAGCCCATGACCGATGCGCAGTACGCCACCTCCAAGAAGTTCGCTCGAACCGTGGCCGATCTGTTCGCAGATGGCAACCTCGAATACGTTCGAGGTCATGGTGAGGTGAATGGTCGTGGGTACGACGGGAAGTGGGACCCAGGTTGGGCTCCCGGCCAGATGATCGATATGAACGTTTTCCGGGCGCAGGCTGCTGCGATCCCGGATGTTGAACCTCCGCTGCCTGAACCCCCTGTCGAAGAAGAGAAGGAATCCATGTTCCAGTCTGTTTTTGTTCCTGCCACGCTTCCTGATGTCCTGAACGAGTCCATCACGACCCTGCCATGGCAGGGTGGGAATGGTGGAGTAACCGAGGTCTATGTGAACCTCACTGCGGGTTCCGGGGGTGCCAAGCTCGGGGTTGCCCAGTGGCTTGTCGCCGAGCTGGAAAACGGTGTGTGGAAGCGTAAGCCTGTGGATATCGTCCCCAAGGGCACGGTCATTACCGGTTTTGCTGACATGGGTGGCCATCAGGCCCCTGCGGGCACGTATGCCGTATTCCTCCAGTACACGGCGACTGCGGGTGCTTCTCTGCTCATCGAGGCCGTGTAAGCCATGGAAGCCAGGCTTTTCGACCCCCTGAGTCCGCCTGAGTGGCTAGACCCACTCTGGTGGGTCGATCAGCCCCATGTGAACCACATCGACAACCGTGTACACCAGGCGCGTTTGAAGTCGGCAGCGCAAACAGCGTGCGACTACGCGTGGTTGGTGGGTACGACAAGGATCTGCGACTTGGGCTCGTGTGATGGCGGTCTGCTAGATCTCCTTCAGTACCCATACCGTGAAGATTCGTTTGGATACGACGTCATTGAGGTCAGCATCAAGTACGGGCGTGAAGTTCGTGGGGTGGATTTGAGGTACGGCAACGTAACCGAGGATGCTACCCTGGAGCTTGCTCCTGTGGTTGTGTGTACCGAAATGCTGGAACACCTGGAAGACCCGCACGGGTTCCTGCGGAACCTGAAGGACCGAGAAGTCCAGTATGCAGTCTTCTCGTCTCCGCATTCGGAGACAGCCCAGTACCATGAGTGGAACCACGCGTGGGCTTGGGATCGAGAAGGATACTCCAAGATGATCGAGTCATCGGGGTGGGAGATCGTGTCCCATATCGATGTCGAGTGGTCCCAACAGATTGTGGCCAAGAACGTATGACCGACTTACGACCAACCACCTGCATGAAGTGCGGTGGCAAGGGTGGAAACCACGAAGAGTGGTGCGAATTCAACCCCAAGCGTAGGGAACCCGCATGAGCCAGATCCAGTGACCCCCTTGTGCGGTGAGTGTGGTAACGAGCCGGACAACCACATGCTGTCCTGCTCGCAGAGCACCGATTAAGACCGCTTTACCCAGTTCGGAGCCAGTCTGGGAATCAAAACGGGCGCGAACCGTGCGCGTAGTGCGCAGGGAGTCTCATAAGCTCCTGTTGTCGTGGTGCAAATCCACGGTGCGGTACTAGATCGAGAGGGCACTACAGGACCCCTCCGGAGCGCGAACCCAACCTGTAGGACGGGTTCTACAAATCCGGCTTGTCTCGATCCACGTGCGATTAGCTCAGCCAGGTCAGAGCGCTTCCCTGATATGGAAGAAGTCATCGGTTCAAATCCCTTATCGCACACGCCCCTCTAGTCCAATTGGCAGAGGCGCTCGGCTCAGACCCGAGATGATCCCAGTTCGAATCTGGGGAGGGGTACAATCGCTCATTAGCTCAGTCCGGAGAGAGCACCAGGCTACGAACCTGGGTTTGCGGAGGTTCAAATCCTTCATGGGCGGCAGTTTAGTTGACAGTACACTCACGCATGTAGGAACTGTCTATGGTCCAGCGATGCTTGCGCACTGGTTGTTAGTACCAGTTAGGCGGGGTGTATCGAGTGGCCTGTAATCCAGCATAACTCAACGGCAGAGTTCCGACCTGTTAAGTCGGCGGTTCTTGGTTCGAATCCAAGTGTTGGAGCAGGAGGGATGCCGAAGTGGCCGAGGCACCGGTTTGTGAAACCGGGATCAGTGGGTTCGAGTCCCACCCCTACCGACCACGTCAAGGAGGAAAGTGGCAGACCCAGCTTGCCCTAGGTGTCATGGTACCGGCTTCTTTTGGATGCTGGGCTCGTGGCGTCCTTGTGGTTGCTAAGTACATCGTCCATTAGCTCAAGTGGTAGAGCAGGAGCCTCTTAAGCTCTCGGTTCCTGGTTCAAGTCCAGGATGGATGACCACACAGCACGGTACTGTTACCAGCCGGAACGTTTGATTCCGGGGGTCCGTGTGCGAGGAACACAGGCAATGCTGATTGGTGTAACTGGCAACACCGGTGGCTCTGAACCACCTGTTCTAGGTTCGAATCCTAGGTCGGCAGCATGGTGATTATGAAGGCAGACCCGGACTGCCCGCTGTGTTTCGGGACAGGTAGGCGCGATTACGGTGCTGATCAGACCGGGCCGTGTAACTGCTAAAAACAAAGGCGCGAAGGGTTGAAGCCCCGTCAAAGGTTGCTTGCGCCTCGGGGACATAGTTTAGTCGGCAAAATAGCGCTCTCCAAAAGCGCGGTTGGAGGTTCGAATCCTCCTGGCCCCGCCAAGCCGTTGTAGCTCAATATGGTAGAGCACCTGTCTTGTAAACAGGTGGTTCGGGGTTCAAGTCCTCGTTGCGGCTCTTGTTCAGAAAAACCTCGTGTTCACGTTTTCTGAACAGCACCATAAAATGAACACATCAGAATGTAGCTCAGCTTGGTAGAGTAGCCGCTTTGGAAGCGGGCGGTCGTAGGTTCGAATCCTACCATTCTGACGCTTGATAGTTTCAGTCATGACTAAACTCTTAGAACGGATCATCATGGTTCTACCAGCCTCTGTGCCTACCGGCACCGTGACCGGCACCTGGTACACCCCAGCAGGGGCGTTGGCTGTCGGCACCATCGTGTTCCTCCTCTTGGAGTCGATCGAGATCCCAGACGACGCAGACGGGGTCGTACTGCCTGTCAGGACCGTTGTAGACGTCCCCGCAGGTCAGTTGAATCAAACACTACCCTCGGGGGTCTATCAGGTCTCCATGCGGCTCTCAGAGCTGTACAGGGCCACCAAGGTAGTTGAGGTCACGACCGGCGTTGCCCTGAACCTGCCTGATGCTGTCGGGATGCTCCTTCCGGACCCTGATCTGTACGACCCAGTCCGAAGTGTCGATGGTTATTTCCCCGACGCCTACGGGAATATCGATCTCCCAGCAGGTGGCGGGGGCGGAGTTACCGACCATGGCGCGCTGACAGGTCTCGCAGACGACGACCACTCCCAGTACCTCAATGATACTCGTGGTGATGCGAGGTATTCCCTTTTGGGTCATACCCACACCATTGCCAATGTTACCGGGCTTCAGACCGCCCTTGATGGAAAGCAGGCGGTTGGGTCTTACGCAACCACCACAGACCTCACCAACGGTTTGGCAACCAAGGCCAACACGGTTCATACCCATGTCATCTCGGATACCACAGGTCTTCAGGCTGCTATTGATGCCCTGAAGCAGCGTGTGACCATTGTTCGGGATACCAGTCAATCTCCTGGCTACACCGTGGCTGCTAATGGCGACGCGTGGGCACTGCTTCCCGGATCTCCTGAATACACGATTACGGCTGGTGTTGGTGAACGTATCGAGGTCGCCTACGGTCACCTTGTCAGCAACGAAGCAGACTGGTCGGAAGACCTAGTCGTGGTAACCGGTGGGACACCGACGATCCAGAGGTATCTGTCTACCAACACGTCGACACCATCTTCTGTTGGTAACACGGCAAACTACCCCATTGGACAGCCCTTCATTGGGCGTTCTGGTGTTCTGTCATTTATTGTCGCTTCTGGCGACTTGGACACGGGAACCGTTCGTTTGAGGTGGGCCGTCAAGGCAGCATCAAGTGGGGTCCTGTACGCCAGTACTTCGTTCCCGCTGAACCTCACCCTAACCAACCATCGTACACCCCTGTAATTTTGAAGGAGCACAAATGGGTTCGCCACCTCTTGCTCCTGCACCGGCTCACATCGTTGGCCCCACCTGGCAAAGGCTGGAAAATGGGGACTTCTATCTCCCCGAGTTCACTCTGGGGGACGAGATCGTCAACTGGATGTGGAAGTATGTGGTCCAGCCTTCTGGGCCGCGTGCGGGAGAGAATTTCCTTGTCACCGAGGAACAGTTCAGATTCCTACTGTGGTGGTACGCCATCGACGGTATGGGAAAGTTCATTTATCGCAACGGGCTCCTTCGCCGACTCAAGGGTTGGGGTAAGGACCCGCTTGCAGCCGCTATGGCACTCGCAGAGCTGTGCGGTCCGGTTCAGTTCAGTCATTGGGATGAAAAGACAGGTAGGCCCGTGGGGAAGCCAAAGGCTTCGGCATGGATTCAGATCGCTGCGGTGTCCCAGGACCAAACTCGTAACACCTTCACCCTCTTTCCGGCTATGGCCTCCAAGGTCATGAAGGAAGAGTTCGGGCTTGAGGTTCACAAGACCATCATCTATTCCCGCGCAGGTGGGATGATCGAGTCGGTGACATCAAGTCCGCTTGCTCTTGAGGGTAAGCGCCCAACCTTCGTCATCAAGAATGAGACCCAATGGTGGATCGAATCCAACCAGGGTCTTGAAATGGCCAACATCATCCGAGGTAACGTCACCAAGGGTGCGTACGGTACGTGTCGGTCTCTGTCGATCTGCAACGCTCACCGCCCTGGTGAGGAATCGGATGCGGAACGGGACTGGGACGCGTGGCAGCAGCAGCAGTCAGGCGAGGCTGTCAAGACCGGTTTCCTCTACGATGCTCTTGAAGCTCCTGCGGATACACCAGTCGGTGAAATTGCTGAGCTGATGGAAGACGAGGAAGCATACCTAGCAGCCATCCAGCGGCTCCGTGAGGGCCTGGAAATCTGCAAGGGTGATGCGGACTGGCTCGACACGGACACGATCGTAGAATCGATCCTGGACGTACGTGAAGACGTCACTGAGTCACGACGCAAGTTCCTGAACCAGATCAACGCAGCAGAAGACGCTTGGGTGTCTCCACGAGAGTGGGATAAGTGCCTGGGTGTGAAGCTGGAACCGCTTCGTCCTGGTGACCGTATCACCATGGGATTCGATGGTAGTAAGTCCTCGGACTGGACAGCCCTGGTGGCGTGTCGAGTAGAAGACGCTGCGATCTTCCCGATCAAGATTTGGAATCCGGAGAAGTACGGCGGTGAGGTTCCTCGCGAGGATGTGAATAACACGGTGGACTGGGCATTCGCTCAGTATGATGTCGTGGGATTCAGGTCCGACGTCAAGGAATTCGAATCGTATGTGGATGCGTGGGGTGCTGCGTACGGAAAGAAGCTGAAGCTCAAGGCAACAGCCAAGCACCCGGTTGCGTATGACATGCGTTCCAATATCAAGGCGTTCACACTCGATTGCGAGCGCTTCCAGGATGCGGTTCTTGAACAAGAGCTGGTCCACAACGGCGACGTCGCGCTTCGACGACACGTGTTGAACGCCATCCGGCGTCCAAACAACTTTGGGATCTCCATCAGTAAGGCTACCAAGGACTCATCGCGGAAGATTGATGCTGCGGTCTGTGCGGTGCTTGCTTTCGGAGCCCGACAGGAGTTCCTGATGAGCAAGTCCAACAAGAAGAAGGGAGTTGCAATCCTACGATGAGCGAGTACGACAAGACAGTAGACGACCTGGTAAACGCCCTGAACGGCCGAAAGGGTCGTCTGAAGGAAAACCAGGCGTACTACGAGTCCGAATACCGTCTCAAGGCGTTGGGGTTGTCAACCCCTCCTGAGCTTCGACACATGACGGCGGCTATTGGTTGGCCCCGAATGTATCTTGACAGTCTCGAAGAGAGGCTGGACCTGGAAGATTTCCGCAATGCGGATCAGGCCGAAGTCGATGAGCGTCTGCGCTCGTGGTGGCAAGCCAACTTCCTTGACGCAGAATCAGGTTTGGGTCACCTGGAAGCCATGATTCATGGTGTTGCCTACATTACGGTTGCCGCGCCTGGCGACGACGATGACAACCCGGACATCCCGATTATCCGTGTGGAGTCCCCGTTCAATTTCATCGCGAAGCAGAACAAGCGCACCAAGAAGCTGGACGAAGGTCTTCGGCTGTACAAGCATCCCACCATTCCCAAGGAGGATATGGCTACGCTGCTCCTGCCCGACAGGACTGTGTACCTAGCCCGTGGTGGACCGTTTGCGCAGTGGAAGGTTGACGAGGTTATCCAGCACGATCTCGACCGTGTGCTGGCCACCCAGTTGGTGAACCGGGAACGGCTCACCGAGTCCTACGGCAAGTCTGAGATCACCCCCGAGCTTCGTTCGGCAACGGATGCGGCTTCACGGATCATGATGAACCTTCAGACTGCTTCGGAACTCATGGCGATTCCACAGCGTGTGCTGTTTGGTATCGACCGAGACGAACTACCTACAGACCCTGACAATCCGGGTGCGGCCATGGAAGCATACATGGCACGTATTCTGGCGTTCGAGAACGAGAACGGCAAGGGTATGCAATTTTCTGCTGCGGATCTGCGGAACTTTACCGAGTCCCTCCAGGAACTGGCCAAGCAGGTAGCATCGTATACCGGTCTCCCACCACAGTATCTGTCGTTCTCTTCGGAGAACCCGGCAAGTGCTGAGGCAATCAAGTCGGCAGAGTCCCGTTTGGTCAAGAAGACCGAGCGCAAGGCACGCATGTTCGGACAAGCATGGGAAGACACCATGCGTCTGGGGATGCTGGTCATGGACGGTTCGATTCCGAAGGATGCTTACCAGCTCGAATCGGTATGGCGTGATCCTTCGACTCCTACCTTCGCGGCCAAGTCCGATGGTGTTGTGAAGCTCCAGCAGGCTGGAATCATCCCGGTTGAGCAGGCCCGTATCGAGATGGGTTATTCCGACGTTCAGCGCAAGCAGATGCGTCAGTGGGATAAGGATGACCCGGTAGCCCAGATGAACGCCTTGCTGCTTGATGGTACTGCGAAGACCAATGAGCAGATTGGCAAGGTTGATCCGAATGCTGCTAACCCAGCTACACAAAAGACAGCGTAGTATCTCAGCCCGCGTAATGCGGCTGGTACTACAGGTGCTCCTCCCGTTTCTGTTCATTCCACTGACTTCGCAGGTCTGGAAAGACATTGTGCAAAGCATTTTCCCTCTGGTCAACCAAGCCCGGACGGAAAGTGCTGAACTCGCACGGGAGTACTACGACACGCAACGGAAGAACCACACAGGAGATGACGACAGGTTCGACATCGATCTTCCGGCGTATGAATACGACTGGTTCTACGAAGCAATGTTCCCGTCGAAGAAGCCGTTTCAGTCAGGTAACACCAGCCTGGGCCAAGCGGTCCAGGCTGGGTTCCGGGCTGTCAAGGAAGTGGAAAATGGCGGTCGAAGGACCATCCGAAACGCCGTCGAATCAGACGGTTTCGCACTGGGTTGGGCTCGTGTGGCAACGGGCCGTGAGACCTGTGGTTTCTGCTTGATGTTGGTGTCACGAGGTCCGGTCTACCAGTCCGCAGAGTCGGCTGGTCTGAACACGGACGACACAACCGCCCTTGACATCCTGGACGAGAATGACACAGAAGCGTTCAACGAGCTGATGACCAGGTTCCATCCCAATTGTGACTGTAAGGTTGTTCCGGTCTTCGACCGGATGAACTGGCAGGGCAGGGATGATTACCTCGCAGCGAGGGATACATGGATTGAAGCAACTAAGGGTTTCTCCGGGCGGGATGCTCTTAACGCGTTTCGCCGTGCTATCGAAGACAACCAAGTCGATCCAGAAGAGTTTGCAGTAGTCAAGTAGATCGGCCTGGAGCCGATCCCAATAACATCCCCAGGAGGGATTCATGTCCGACGATAACAAGTCCGCCAACGACCAGACCGGCAACCAGGGTAACACCGCTGAGCTTCCGGAATGGGGTCGTCGGGCTATTGCCGAGGCTAACGCCGAAGCTGCGAAGTACCGAATCAAGGCCCAGACTGCTGCCGATGAGGCTAAGGCTGCGGCCAAGGTCGAATACGACGCGCAGCTCCAGGCTTTGGCTCAGGAGAAGACCTCCGTTATTACGGAGCGCGACAACGCGGTGACCGGGCTTACCAAGCTGAAGGTTGCCATTGCGGCTGATGTTCCGGGTGAACAGGCCGTGGCTTTTGCAGATTTGCTCAAGGGAAGCACTGAAGACGAGCTGAACGCACACGCGAAGCAGCTCAAGGAGATGTTCGGTACTCCTGCCGGAAGGCAGCGTGCAACCGATCGGACCCAGAGTGCGGGTGGTAACGCAGGTGGCGTGAAGACCCCAGGTGAGCTGTTTGCCGACATGGTCCAAAGTAAAATCACTAGGTAAGGAAACGCCGAAATGGCAATGATCAATGAGCTTGCTCCGAATACTACCAACGACCACCAGGGTCGTCTTGCGTATGTTCCGGATGACCTGCTGCCCCCAGAGATCGTAGGGGCTATTTTCGAGCAGGCGCAGGAGACTTCGCTTGTTCTTCGTCTGGGTGAGCGTATCCCCGTCTCGTACGGTGAGACCGTTATCCCGATCCAGACGAAGCGTCCTGAGGTTGGCCAGGTTGGTACTGGTACGACCAACGCGCTCCGAGAGGGTGGCACCAAGCCACTGTCGGGTGTTGCGTGGGATACTCAGTCCTTCAGCCCAATCAAGCTGGCCACGATCGTGACCGTGTCCGAGGAGTTTGCTCGTACCAACCCGCAGGGGTTCTACAGCAAGATTCAGTCGGATATGGCTCTTGCGATCGGGCGTGGTATCGACCTCGCGGTCTTCCACGGTAAGCAGCCTCTGACTGGTGGTGCCCTGTCGGGTATCACGTCTACCAACGTTCTCAACAACACCACTAACGTGGTCAACCTGGACACCGTGCCAGGCCCTGGGAACCTGTATGACGAGCTGATCGCGGGCTACGAGATGATCGACCCCGAGACGGACTTCGATGGTTGGGCTGTTGACACCCGATTCCGTGCGCGCCTGATTCGTGAGGGTGCCGAGCGCGATGCGAACGGTAACCTGGTGAACCCGGCTGGGATCAACTTCAATGGTACCCGAGGCAACATCCTGGGCTTCCCTGCGGAGTATGGTAAGGCTGTCAAGGGTGACCTGGGTGCGGCTACGGCCAGCACTACCCAGATCATTGGTGGGGACTTCTCCCAGCTCCGATGGGGCTTCGCGGACGAGGTCCGAATCAAGATCTCGGACCAGGCCACACTGACTGATGGCGTTTCCAGCATCTCCATGTGGCAGACCAACCAGATTGCCCTGCTGATCGAGGTCACCTTCGGTTGGATCGTGGGTAACCTGGATGGCTTCGTGAAGTTCACGAACCCATCGGGTAGCTAATACGTAGGGAACCGGGTTCTGTTGGGATCTACAGATTAAATGGGCTTTTGAAGCCCAGCCCAGTTCCCTCTACAAGGAGTCCGCCAATGCGCGTTTCAGTGCTAGTCCATTTTTACGTTCCTTTTCGATGTGCGGGCTCCGAAACGATGCTCCACTCCATGGTCAAGGAACTTCTTGCGGCAGACCATGAGGTTGTGGTCTTCGCAACGGTGATGCCCGAAGCCCCGGTACATTATGAGTACGAGGGTGTAGAGGTTATCGTCACCAACATCATCTACGCACGGCAGAACATCATGACATGGAAGCCTGATGTCATCATCACCCACCATGATAACACGATCCGTGCGAACAACATCGCCAAGAAGCTTGGCATTCCTTTGGTTTTCCTGTGCCACAACGACATGTATGGTGTGGAACAGGTGTTTGATCTACAACCCGAGTTCGTGGTGTTCAACTCGGAGTGGCTGAAATACAAGCTGGAACGTTTGGGGATGCGGTCCATGATCGTTCATCCCCCTGTGTTTCCGGATCAGCACAGGACAACCCCCGGCACCAAGGTCACTCTGGTGAACCTCAACGAGCACAAGGGTGCGAAGATCCTGTATGAGCTTGCGCGTCGTATGCCGGACGTGGAATTCCTCGCGGTAGAGGGCGGCCACGGAACACAGATCCTTCCACCACCCGACCTGAACAACGTCGACTTCGTCAAGCACACAGACCAGATGCGTGATGAGGTGTGGTCACAGACCAAGATTCTTCTGATGCCCTCGTTCTACGAGTCGTATGGCATGGCGGGGGTTGAGGCGAATGCCTCGGGGATTCCGGTTATTTGCCATCCCACGCCAGGGCTTCTGGAGTCACAGGGTCCGGACGGGATCTTTGTCGACCGTGATGATCTCAACATGTATGAATCCGAAATCCGACGACTCTTGCAACCCGAGGAGTGGGAGGCAGCTTCCAAGCTTGCCTTGAAGAGGTCGGCAGAACTAGACCCCAAGGTCGAAATGACGGCCTGGGTCTCCGAACTCGAAGGGCTGGTCCATGGGAGTTAAGATTCGAAGTAGCAACGGCGTGGTCGTAGAGGCCTCTGAGAAGACCGCTAAGCGCCTCGTAGAGCAAGACGGGTGGCATTACCTCAAAGAGGTCCCCGAGTCCGTACAGACGATCTCAGGGCCTGTTACGCCCAAGAAGCGGGGTCGTCCCCCCAAGCAGAAAGAAACCAATGACTAAGACTGCGCCCATTACGGGCTACCGTGAACTGTCCGACGAGGAGCTTCGCATCGCGAACGAGCTGAAGGAACTGGCTTCCCTCGTGGGCGACCATGTCGATGCGGTATTCGCTCGTGAAGACACGGATAAGCGTTGGGCTGCTATTGCCCGAACCGATCTTCAGACCGGGTTCATGGCACTGATCCGTTCGGTGCTTCGTCCGACTACGTTCTAAGGAGTCACATTGGCTTACGCATCGGTTCAGGATGTAGTAGACCGGCTGGGTAGGCCACTCGAAGCCGGGGAGACCACGATTGTCCAGACTCGTCTGAACGACGTGGAACTCATCATCCGTAATCGACTTCCTGATCTGGATACCCTCGTGGCAGACGGAACCCTGGATGTCGAAGTCGTTATCATGGTTGAAGCCGAAGCAATTCTGAGGCTGATCCGAAACCCAGAGGGGTACACCGCTGAAACAGATGGCAACTACTCCTATCAGATCAGTGTCAAGGTCGCGTCTGGGCGTATCGATATCCTCGCGTCCGAGTGGGCGCTATTGGGTGTCAAGGCAGGAGCTTATGTCATCAGGCCATACATCGGTCCTTACCCAGGACGTTGTTACCCGCCGTACCCATGGGAAGATATTGGGAGTTGGCCAACATGAGCCTTCTAGACACAGGACGAGAGACCGTAACCATCTACCAAGAGATCGAGACTACCGACTCGGATGGAAACACAATCACCAAGGCAGGGCCAGTAGGAGTAGAAACTATCGCAGCCGTTCAGTTGGCTGCACAGTCTGGTACTTCTGCGCGTCGTGCCGAGCAAGACAACGAGGGTTTTGAGTCGGAACAGGTTTACCGTCTCAGGCTCCCGAGGTCGTTTCCATTCCTGATCGGGGCCCAGGCCCAGGTCGAGTGGCTTGGTGTGAGGTGGTCTATCATCGGTAAGCCCCGAAGGTACAACGGCTCCAACAACACGGCCCATACTGACTACATCATCAGGCGAAACTAATGGTTCAGATCAGATTGATCGGCCGAAAGGCCATGAACAAGATTATCGCGCCACAGCCTGAGGTGCAGTCCGAAGTGCGTAAGCAGGCAAACCGCCTGGCCAAGATTGCCGAAGGCAGGTTGGCAGCACACCGCAGGACCGGTGACCACAAGATCGTGACCGAAAAGCGGGTGTCCATGAAGTATGGCTTCCTGGATTACCTGATCTCCATGGAAGGTTCTGCCCCCATGAGTGTCGAGTTCGGTCACCGCAACCACCGTGGTGGTTATGTTCAGGGTCTGTACATCATGACCAGCCTACTGTAAGGAGGAGAATTGCCCGTAGTTCGCGATATGCCTCGCATTCAAGCAGTGGTAATTCCTCTTCTGAAGGCCAGGCTTGATCCTAGTGTGACCATCGGTTCCTGGATGAGGGATGTAGACCACGCACGAACATGGCCCGTGATCAATGTTCGCCGTCTCGGGGGTCTTCCACTGGACCCCCAGCGTCTGGACAAGCCGGTTATCGAGTTGACCGTATACCACGATCAGGGAATTGTTCCTGCCGAAGACCTGTGGTTGGACGCGCGCACAGTCCTGTATGAGGCGTGGCTAGCCCAAACTGTTGTAACCGGGGTTGGTTATATCCACTCGTATTTCGAGACGTTTGGCCCTTCCCAGTTCGATTCACCGTTCGATGATACATGGCGCATTCAGGGACTGATCCAACTTGGTCTCCGACCGCATAATTAGATGAGGAGTAAGCAAGAATGGCAGAAAATGATGTCGCCGTAATCACACCGGCAAGGGGTTATATCTTCCTTGCCGCTACGGGAACGGCACGACCAACCCCCGGTGCGATCGACTCGTTCGATCCTACCGTTGGACTTTCGGGTTGGGTTTCGATCGGGCACACGGCCCGTGACGAACTCCCAACTTTCGGGTTTGATGGTGGTGACACCGAAGTCAAGGGTACCTGGCAGAACGCCTCGCTCCGTGAGGTTGTGACCGAGGTTGCCTCCGACTTTGTCACGTTCAACTGCCACCAGTTTGATGAGACTGTTCTGGGGTTGTACTACTCCGTTGCCGATGGCGGGTCTACCGAGGGTGTCTTCGAAGTGCAGAGTGCACCGACTACGCCAATCGAGAAGGCTATCGTCATTGTCATCATGGATGGTACGACCAACATTGCCATGTGGGCGTCCAAGGTTTCCATTCGTCGTGAAGATGCTATGGAACTGGCAATCGATGAGTTCGCGTTCATGCCGCTTCGTGCGACATTCCTGAAGAACTCTACCGATCCACTTCTGGCATGGGTGTCTGCCGACACAGGGGTTAACCACTCCTAATCGGTGAGGGGGAGCACGGTTCCTGGCGGACCCGCCGTGCTCCCCTTTTTTCTCTGGGTCCACCACTTTACTTCGAAAGGGTTCGCCATGAGTAACACCTTCAGCCTGGATGATCTGAACCAGGCCATCGAGACCAAGTACGCCCCATTCTGCTTCTCCGCGAATGGCTACACCTACGAGCTTCGCCAGATTCTCCGACTCGCCTCGTCTGAGCGAGCCGTGGTTGTCACCCTACTGAAGGATCTGGAAGCCATGAGCAGCGAAGACCCAGACGAGGAAGAGATTCTGGATCTCATCGAGTCGCTTCTGTCGGTGATCACGGCCAACCGCAAGGGTGATGAGCTGATCACCCTCCTGGGCCACGACCTGATTCGGGTCAAGACGTTGATGGAAATGTGGATGGAGGCGACCCAGGCGGGGGAAGCATCGCCCTCGCCCGCCTAATAGACCAGGCTGGTGAGGCTATCGTCGCAGATTTCCAGTCAGAATATTCACTGAACTTGGTTGATGTTGTCCGGACGGGGTCGCACGACCCCGCCACACTACTTGTGCTTCTCAAGCAGCTTCCCCTGGGTTCTCGAACGGTTGCCGCCCTTCGAGGCGGCGAACAATTCGTTGGCTGGGATGTGGATAGGTACTTTTTGGCACAGCTCATCGACAGTGTGAACCGTGTGGCCTACACGGTTGCTGCGGCTAACTCCAAGAGGAAGCCCAAGGCACCAAAGCCTACTGTTCGCCCTTCGCGAGTCCAGAAGAGTGCGGCACAGTCCAACCCATTCCGACAGCAGCTAGCCAAAGCCAAGAAGGCTAAGGGAGGATAGTACATGAGCAGCCCTGGCGGCTCTACCATTGGTCGCGTATCCGTCAAGGTTGTTCCGGATACCTCCAAGTTCAAGCAGGAGCTAGAAGCCCAGCTCAAGAAGAGTCTCAAGGACTTCAAGGTAAGTATCGACGTCGAAGCCGACACAGCAGCAGCACGTGCCGAGCTTGAAGCTCTGAAGAAGAAGATTGATGCTCTCGACAAGACGGTTCGTGTCCGGGTAAATCAGGACGACGTGAAGAACCTGAAGGGTATCGGTGGGGCTGCTACGTCCGCAGGCGAGGGTTTCAGCAGCATGAGCAGGTTCGCCCTGATCGGTGTTGCCGTACTGCTCCTTCTGGCACCAGCCCTGGCCCTGATTTCCACGCTGCTGGCAGGACTCCCGTCTCTGCTGTTCCTGGCAGGGTCTGCATTCGCGGCCATCGCACTGGGCATGGACGGGATCAGTAAGGCAGCAGAAGTATTCGGACCCTCGATCGAGAGCCTGAAGAACTCGCTGTCGGCCACGTTCGAACGTGGTCTGACCCCGGTATTCGAACAGTTGAATTCGATTTTCCCAGTCCTTGAACGTGGACTGAACGTGGTTGCCGAAGGTCTTGTGTCGGTAGCCCAGGGTTTCACCAATGTGGTTACCTCTTCGGAGGGTATGACCCAGATCGAGAACTTCCTGAACAACACAGGACAGTTCTTCCAGCAGATTACTCCTGGTATCGAGTCGTTCACACGCACCCTGCTTACCCTGGCGAGTGCGGGGTCTGAGTCGTTCGGGAAGCTCGCAGATGTTTTCAACACCTTCACCCAGGGTTTTGACGACATGATCCAGGAAGCCGTCAAGAGCGGCACCCTGTTTGATGCGCTGGACGGACTTGCGAAGGTTACTTCCACGCTTCTGGATGTGTTCACCGATCTGTTTGGCGCGGGCCTACAGGCCATGACCATTTTGGGTGGGCCTATCTCGGATTTGTTCAAGGGTTTTGGTGACGCGCTGGTATCCCTGATGCCAGCCCTGACCAAGCTGTCGGAGGTAGTGTTCAATGTCCTGGGTAAGGCATTCGAAGCGCTGGTTCCCATCTTCGATAAGCTGACCCCGGCATTCACCAAGCTTGCCGACATCTTCGGAGAGCTTGTAGGCGGCGTACTGGACGGACTGGGCCCACTTCTGGAGACGATCGCAGGTATCCTAGGGGATACCCTCCTGAAGGCGCTCACAGCGCTTGAGCCATTCATCGAACCACTACTGAATGCGTTCAAGGAACTAGCACTGATCGTCAGTGAAAAGCTGATGCAGGCGTTTACCGACTTGATGCCGTTGTTCGATCAGATCGTCAAGTTCGTCACCGATCTACTCGCGGTGATCGTGCCCCTGCTTCCTTCGTTGATCGAGTTGGGCTCGGAAATCTTCCAGGCCATCATCGACGTGATGAAGGACTTGATGCCGCACCTGATGAGGTTTGCCCAGGAAGTACTGCCTTTGGTTGTTCAGGCAATCAAGGATCTTACTCCGTTTATCATGGACATGATCGACGCCTTCATCAATATCGTGCCTGCAATCGCAGACCTGGTGGGCTGGATCATCGACAAGACGATCCCTGCCTTCAACTGGTTCTTGGATACCGTCAAGGCGGTCATGGGACCAATTCAGGATATCATCCAGGGTGCTATCGAATACATCACTGGTGTTATCGATGCGTTCACAGGTTTGATCACAGGTGACTGGGGTCAGTTCTGGGATGGTATCCAGGAAATGGCCAAGGGTTCACTGGACATCCTCGGCGGTATCATCGAAGCAGGTTTGGACCTGGTTATCGAGTTCTTCATCGGTCTCCCACTGGAGATCCTGAGTGCGCTCGGCGATACCGGACAGATGCTTGCCGATGCTGGTCGAAAGATCGTGCAGGGCCTCATCAATGGTATCAAGTCCATGGTCGGGGCTGCTGGTAGTGCCATCAAGGGTGTTGTCGATAATATCCGTAGCTTCCTGCCGTTCTCTCCTGCGAAGCAGGGTCCGTTCTCGGGTCGTGGGTATACCCTCTACTCGGGTAGGGCACTCATCGAAGACTGGGCGCTGGGAATGCAGCAGGCAGCACCAACAGCTATTGCTGCTATCGAAGATGTCATGGGCCGTACCCAAACGGCCATGGATCTGGAAGCGTCTGTGCAGTCCGATGGGTTTGGTAGCATCAGCGATAAGATCGGTGCTGCTCTCTCGGGGTGGAGCGTCGAAATGGATGCTAATGGTTTGACTCGAATGGTCAACAAGACCAACAATCTGAACAAGAGGCGATAATGGTTTCCTGGTACCTAGGCCCATTGGGCAACCTCCGTGAACTGGACACTCCGGAGGTCAGCATGACCATAACGGATGTTCGTTATGGTGGAGTCCATCAGGCTTTGAGTGGTGCCAGGACCATGGATACCACCGGAGTCAAGCAGGATCTAGCGCTGTCGTTCCGCCTCCTCACCGAGGCGGACTACCGCTGGCTCCAGGCTCTTGCAACCCGGCATATTCCTGGGCCACACCGCCTGATCAACCCGCTTCGTAGGAACCGCATGTCGGAATACGGAGCTTCGTGTAACGCGGTTAGTTCGTCCCGTCCTGGTCTCCGGTTTTCTGCCGGGGACTGGGAGTGGGTATCCGACTTCCCGTCTGCTGCGGGGTACGGCACCAGGTGCCTGAGGTGGACTGGACGCACCGCATCCAGTATTGCCGCATGGGACCCTGATATGCACAACCCCATCTTCCCCCTGGAAGAAATCACGGGGTCTGTGTATGTCAAGGGTGATTCTTCGATCTCGGCTTTGCTGAAGTTCGACTACTACGACAAGGATAATGTCCTGCTGTCCTCGTCCACCACCGAGGCAGCGGCTGTCACGACCTCGTGGGCCAGGTTCAGCATCACCAGGACGGCCCCCAGCAACGCCTGTGCGGCTCGTTTGGTGCTGTCGGCTGTGGCTACTACGTCCATGAACCTGGCAGCCGCACAGGTCGAATCAGGGGCTGCTGCAACGGCATGGGATCTGGGTGGCGGAGCACCCGCAGTGCTGATCGACCAGTTGCCGTCAACCTCACCGAGGTACCCACTCATGGATTGCACAATCACACTATTGGAGGCGTAAAAACATGCAGAACCAAGGGGGCGCTGAAGCCACCACGGCTATCAAGGCGTCGGACCGCCAGTTCCGTATTCGTCTCCTGGCTGACTGGAGCAGGGATGGGTTGTTTGCGCACGCGCTGAGCGACCTGTCCCGCTACGCACGAGATGTCACCACCGACAGGTCCCTGAAGGGGTCTGCACCCGAGGAAGTCACCCTCATCGAGGGTTCTGGGGCTGCACAGATGGATGTGGTGCTGTCCGGGGAGTACCTGGGGATTCCGTTCTCGGGTGTTTTCAGCCCGTACCAGCCCAGGTCTCCCTTTTTCCACCAGGAAATGATCGGTGTGGAGATCAAGTACGAAATTGGGGTGCAAACATCGATCGGAATGGTGTGGTATCCCCAGTTCATCGGCAATGTTCGGAGTATCACCCCGAATAGGGGCTCCGGATTGGTGTCCTTGAGCGCTATCGACCGTGCTGAACTCATGCGTAGGCCAATCACGTTCCCTGTGTGGGCTATTTACGACTACCACGCGTCTCGTGGCATCATCGAAGCACAGCTAGCCGACCCACAGTGGGTTATCGACCACTGCCTTCGTGAATGTAAGGTCAGTCCGACCCCGTACAGGCCTACTTCTCGTGAAGAGAACGGTTTGCCGGATGATGACATCACCGGACCCCAGATTTGGATCAATGGGACAGGGTCTTGGCTGCCTTCTATCGGGTGGCTGGACAACTGGAACGTACAGACCTACCCCTTCACCGAAGATACCGGCGAAGTCATGTATAACTTCCTGGGTCCGACCAACCCGAACTCGCCTGAGCCTACAACGCCTCCTATGGCGTTGTCAGCCTTGGGAACAACCGGTGATTCCATCCTAAAGTACTGGTGCACAGACCGAGACCAGATGTCTTCGGTGGGAATGCAGGTTCTTGGGTTCACCCTGAACCTCAGGGGCCCTCGGAACACGTTTTACCAGACCGCAGTCGAGCACGAGGTTATCCATATCAGGCTTGGTGAGTTTTATGTCATCTCCGTGATGATCGAGAACGGTCAGGTCTGGTCGGAGTTCGAAGACGAGACTCTGGTTACCACGGCTATCTCCTCGAAGGTGAATATCCCCACCACAGGTGACTACCAGCGCATCAACGTGATCTGGGACTACTTCAACCCCGCAGGACCTCAGGTTTATGTGGCGGCTGGTGTGAACACCAACAACTCGGGTAACTATCAGGATCTGGGTGCGGCCAAGACATGGGTTGGCTCGGTAGACGAGCTGAAGGGCTTGTTCACGGTTGACCACAGGTGTTCGCTCAGCGACATCTACTACACCGCAACCAACTTCGGGTCTTTGTCCGTGGCTTCCGCCCTCCAGTGGGGCGGCAGGACTCCGTCCTACACGGCTGTGCTGGACAATGGCCGTAACGGGCTGTCCTACATGCCTGTTCACCAGGGAGACGACGCCTGGGAGGTCGCGGCACGTGTTGCCGAGGCCGAATTCGGGTCTATCTTCTGGGATGAGTCTGGTGTGTTCAGGTTCTGGAACGCAGAACGCATGAAGACACTACAAGACACCATCGTACGAGAACTCACCCTGGATGATGTCACCGGTCTTGAAATCACCAATTCGCTGGACTCGGTTCGTAATATCTGGACCGTGCAGTCCGGGAAGCGACGAGCCTTCGAGGCTGCGTCGTATGAATCCAACTCGGAATGGGAATTTTACGTTGAAGGAGCCGAAACCAGGCTGTTCCGGATCTGGTCTGACGAAGTCCTGAGTCCCAACCCAGGTAAGATCACCAGGTACAGTTCAACCGTTGCCGGTCCTATCCCCGAATGGAATGACATCCTGGATCATGGGTATGTCGTCCAGTGGTTTGATGGTGCTGTGTGGGCCGAGGATGACGGCAAGACCTCGGGTGTCGATATCTACGTGTACTTCGACAATCAGGGCCAGGTCGTAGTCAACTTCCACAACGGGTATGCCGAGCCCGCAAGGCTGGCCAAGGATACTGGTGGCGCAGCATTCCGGGTTGGTGGTACCAAGATCGAGACGTTCGATTCCCAGCTCACCCTCTTCAAGGCACAGGAATCCATCGACACCTATGGTGGTAAGAACCTCAGGTTGTCCGGAGACTTCTACCAGGAGATGGTGAACTACGGCGGGGTTATCTCCTACCTCATGCCGGGGACCGAGCTTCCTGTTCCGACAACCCAGGCCATCACCATCGCAGGCGATCCTCGTCTTCAGTTTGGTGACACCCTGAGGATTCATGACAGGGATGGGTTTGGTGAACGGTTCGACCTACAGATCAAGGGTATCCGCAGGAGCTATTCTGTGGATTCCGGACTGACCGACACACTTTCTGTTGAATTGATCGCAGCACCAGCAGGTATCTGGGACTCCAACCAGTACGGCATCTGGGGCTCTACCTTCGTTTGGGGCGAATAGAATGGCACTTACCCTGCCGATGAACGATGCCGTACCAGGTAACGTTGCCAGCTCGGCTGATTACAACATCCTGATCGACAACATCCTGGATCTGGACACACGGGTTACTGCGGTAACACCGGGTACTCCATCCAATATCGAACGCAGGCACAATGCTTCCCAGGCTATTTCTGCGACTACCAACACGAAGGTCCCCTTCGATACGTCCATCAATGCCGGTTCTGGGATTACGTATACCGGCAGCACCACGAGGTCCTTCACGTTTGCAACAGCCGGGGTCTACACGTTCTCGTGCAGTATCCGAACGGATGCCAACGCAGGGCTGTATCTGTGGTTTGCACCCACATCCGATGCAACCCAGGACCGTGGCAAGAACGCAGCCACGGGTGGTGTGTCACTGGCAACCTCGGCCACGTTCCGAATCGCAGCAGCCGACGTGTTTTCTGTGTGGATGTGGTCTTCTATCGGTCTCAACCTCGTCCGTGAAGGGGGCACCGGTAGGGCACCGTGGATCTCCATCGAATACATGGGGCCGCTATAATGACGGAGGATCTGACAGTGCATTCCATCGGGATGACAGAGCTGTACACCGAAATAAGGTCCCTTGGGGACAAGATGACCGATTACATCAACAGACATGACGTGGAATCAGCCACGTTTGGTCATGAGATCACGGAGCTACGCAAGGACTTGACCCAACTAGAAGGCAAGTTCGAATATGAGACTCAGCTACGGAAAAATTCGTCCAAGCAAGCAGTGTGGGCAATTTTGACCTCCCTTGTGTTTCCTGTTATTGTGGCCTTGGCTGTTCTTGTGTTGACAAACAAATGAAAGTAGGAGTTATGTGGACCGCACAGTACTGGAAGGCCTTGTTCGAAGAGGCCGTGGTTGGATTTGCCGGTGGTGTTCTGAGTGTTACCGGCCTGGATGCCGTGGATGTCCTTAACCTGGACTTCAAGGCTGCGCTGGGCGTAGGCCTGGGTGGAGCCCTGGTGGTTGTCCTGAAGGGCCTCGGCCTGAAGAATGTCGGCGCACCACAGAGCCCAAGTATCGTGAAGTAAGACTGAAACGCAAAAAGAGCCCCGTAGGGTAACCCCACCAATGAAGGTGAGGCCCCTACGGGGCTTTTCTTGTTTTACTCTAGGTCGAAGTCACCGCTGAGGATGTCGATATAATCCTCAAGTTCTAGATCGCCTTCGGTCTCCGGATCAGGCATCGGACTCCTCGGGGTCTTCGTCTGATTCTTCCTGCATTTCCTCCCAGAGCTGGTCGAGCTGCTCGTCGGAGAATCCATCGCCTTCGTTGTTGGCACTGTGCTTACCCATTATCAACCTCCTCCCCGTATTCCGTGTCCAGGGCAGTGGAAATGTCTTCCCTGCCTTCGGGGCTCAGTTCATCGTGGTCAGGTGTGGTCATCTTGTTCCTCCTCAGGCCACTTGGGTTCTAGTTCATCCAACTGAGCAATGAAGACCCGAAGGTCTTCATCATCCGGGTTAGTCATCTTCCCAGGGACGGATGTAGTTATCCGCCTCGGCTCCCAGGATGCCCCTGATCTGTTCCATCTCCTCTTCGGAGAGGGTGTTGCCGTTGGGATCAGTCATCTTGTTCGTCCTGGTTGTCTGCTTGCTGGTTATCCCACTCCTCGTCCAGACCTCGCTTGATCTTTTCTACGAGGCCTTCAGGCACGGGGTCGTTTCCGGGGTGGCTACGTGGACTCATTTCCCCAACCTCTTCCTGTGCAGTCGTCATCACATGAACTTGCGTCTCGACCACCGCAGTGGTCACATACGTACTCGCTCACTCAGGAGTTCCATTTCCAAGGCGGGCCAGCAATACACGCTGAACCCGTCTTCCATCCTGAGGACAATCTGTCCTGTGTCCTCAATAGCGAGGAGAACCCCCGTGTAGGTCACGGGGGTTGGCTCATCGGTCAGCCTTACCCATACTTCTTGTCCTAGGTAAGACACCATCTCGCGGAATGGTGTCACCAAGGCCACCAACTCGGCTTCTTCCAGAAGCTCTTGCGGATCTCCTCGTAGTGCGGGTTCTTGATCAGACCGATCTCGTTGCTCCACGGGTCCAGGAAGGTTGCCGTGATGAACCCTGTGTTTCCACGAGGGGTCCTGGGCTCGACAGGGGTCACACCTGGCATGGACGAGAGCTGGGTGATGGCAGCATCGATGTCGTTGACTGCCCAGTACACAACACCACGGCTCGTGCCCTCGAACGAGGACCGATCCGTTCGGATACCAAACTCCGCAGAGTAGTCACCGAACCGGTACTCGATGTACCCCGGAACCCTGAAGTATGGGTTCTGGTTGAACAACGTCGAGTAGAAGTTCTCAGCTTCGATTAGATTATCCACGAAGATGTTGAACGTGGCCATGCCACGAAACGGGTTAGGCATTCGGGGGCTCCTCGCCAGGCGGAACGTAATCCGGGAGGAGTTCGTACAGCTCAACCACAGACACCCGGAAGGGGTCTGCGATCGGTGCCTTGAAGAAGTGGAACTCGGACAGCTCAGGCAGCGACTTCAACCAGACCACAAGCTTGGCCTTCTGGTCGAAGATTGCGAGTGGCTTCTGTGGGTAGGCGGTGTGAACCGTCCAGAGCCAGGTAACCGGGGGCATTTACTTGCACCTTTCGTCATGGGGGAACTGCTGAATGTTCCCCTCCTTGTAACCATTCATGTAGACGTAGTAGTCCCCGTTCCGACAGAACAGGGTGACCGTAGACCCATCGTCAGGCGTCTTGAACTTGTCCAGAACCCTGTCAGCATAGTTTGCTGGGGCTGATACAGCCTGTGGAGCCCTGAAAGGGGCTGACCCACACCCAACTAGGGCTAGGGCCATCGAGACGCTTAGAATCGATCTGAGAGCCTTGTTCATGGTTGTTAGTCTCCCCACCATAGTTGAAGGTGGTCGTGAACCACCTTGTTCCACCTGGCATCTGCCAGGGCGTGATGCTGTACACCCAACTGGGCTGGTAGCTGATCGATACCCAAGCGGTGGATCTCCTGCTTGAGGTCCAGGGTGTACCAGGGAAGCTCGTCCGGCATGTCGACCATGGTCCCGAACAACTGGGCCAGGATCACATGGTCGTAGTCAGCATAATATCCCCAGAGTTCATGGTCTTCCTCGGGGGAATCCAGAACCAGGAACTTGTAGACCTCGTCTCGTATCTGGTGTCGGTGTAGCAAAGCATCCGGAGTGTCGTAAAGCCAGGGGAACACATTGTCCACCAAGAAGTGACCCGCAGGCACGTTGGCAGGGTCGAAGTCCGCGTTCTCCAGGTACAGGTCACGACCATCCTCGGCAACAATACCGATGGAAATCAAGTCGATGGGGTTTTCCCATCCGTTCTCATAGAACTCGGTGTCGTAGAAGAACCTCATTCTACGACCTCAATCTCACCGTAGGGACGTCGGACCATGCGGTACTGGTTGGTGTTCACACGCCCGTACCGGGTTGCCTTCATCTGTGCCAGAGCATTCCTGGCCCCCTTCAGGGTGGGGTACCACTCGTCAGAATCGAACTGGTTGGTCCAGGTGTTCTCCCAGACGTCACCGGAGAGAACCTGAATCTTGTACTCAAAGCCACCGATGTAATCCATCAGTCTTCTACCTCCTGATTTCGCTTGAAGATCCCGACAAGCCATTGCGCTTCCCTGATCTCGTGGTGAGTGGGGTTGTGTGTTCCGTCCATGTAGACGGAATCACCGCACCTCGCCTTCGCCTGTAGCAAAGCGATGGCATCAGCCAGCTCGTGAAACTTCACGAGGTTTCCTCATCGTACCGCGACCCGAATTCCTCACGGTTGGGGTTGCTGGAACAGTGCTCCTCGTGCATCGAGATCATCGCATCCGGAATTAGGCCCTGACAATGCTGGCACCTGGTCATGTCACTCATCCGTCTCCTCCTGGTTTGCTGGGTTACTTGCACAGATCGTCGTGTGGTTGTAAATCCACGACTCGGGGAACCAGTCACTACAATGCGGACACTGTTCTTGTCCGGATGTGTAGAAGTTACCCATGTCGTTGGTCTTGCCCATTGTCCTCCTTCTTTTCGAAGTGCTTCTTGAGCCCGTAGATATTGATAGGACCAAACAGGGCCACGGTCACGAAGAAACCATACTGGTGTGTCGTCAAGGCATACGCAATCCACCCAACCTGGTTGGCCAGACCCAACCATAGCCCGGACACTTTACCCCTGATTGCCAGGAAGTAGTTCAGTGCTCCGGAGATAGCCAAGACGTAACTCCAGTACTCCACGACACTCCCTAATCGATGTAATCCCAGTAATCCACGGTAGGCCTTCGCAGCTCGAACTCCTCAACGAAGGCCTGAATGATGTCGTTCTGCTCGTCGTATTCCATCTGGGCGAACCCGGCGGGGAGGTCGACAACTCCCCGCCAGGACTCCGGTTTGTCGAAGTAAATGACCAGATTCTCTCGATCTACCTTCACCACGTCACGGTCACCTCAACCTGAGCCGTGCGTAGGAGTTCGAAGACATGGTCTAGCTCGTCGTCTTCGAGGTCATGGCCAAAGAACTGTTCGGCCATCTCCCACACGGTGGAGTTCTCGATGTCAAGGGTTGCGTTGTCGTGGAGAAACTTGACGTACTCCCTCAGTTCCGCATCGAAGGGGTTGGTGGTCTGGATCTGGGTGACATTGCTGCCACCCACCACAACCTGTGAAGAACCACCATTGGTGGTTACATTGATGTTCACTGCACCAGACTCCTTACTAGTTCGTCCCGAAGTGTCTCGGCTGCCCACATCGGGATCACCAACGTGTCCCAACTCCAACTTTCTCCCACCATGCGGGCCTCCTTAGGAAGGCTGATCCACACTTCATCACCACGAATTTCCATTACTGCTGCCCCTTGTGGATTTCATCATTCTCAAGCAGGATCTTGTACTTCTGCTGAGACTCCTTGTGCCACACGATGATGCCCTCTGCCTTAGCATCCCACTTCGCACCAGGAACATACGAATGGAAGCCGATCAGGTTGTTGATGACCGTAGGAATGGTGTTGTAATTCGCCTGGCCCTCGAAGAGGACCGGAACGAACTCAACCAGACCCGAGTTCTCGATTCGCTCCTTCTCCTCGTCATTGAACTTCCACGGAGAGAAGTGGGCAAACCGCTTGCCTTCGATGCCAAGAGGGTTCTTCTGGATACCTTCACCGAACCACTCACCGAAGTGAACCCCGTAGCCCAGCACATCAGTCAGAGCACCAGCGTTCTCGTAGGCCCACCTGGCAAACCCGAAGTTGTCGTCGTCGGGGGTGATCAGTCGCTTCCGCGACTGGGTCGTGAGTTCACCATCCAGGATTCGGATACACGCATTCGTGCCATCGATCTTCTCGGTGATGGTCAGGTACTTGTGGAACCTGGGCGTGCTGTCCCATTTGATGAAATCAACCATTGTCTACCCCCACTCGGATCTTCTCCACGATCACACCTTCCAGATCCTCGAAGTAACCCTTCCAAGTTCCGTTGTAGAACGAGTACTCACCAACATTGATCGCACCAAAATTGGAGTTCTTGTTGTCTTCCCAGATAGCAGCACGAACTGCTTCTGCGTCTTCCTCGGAGTAACACACGGCCGCAACCGTGGAGTTACCCGTCGAGTAGCCGAAGGTGTCTCCACTGCCGTACACCACAACCACAACCCAGAGCGGGGTCAGAGCTTCGACCTCGTCCTTGACGTCGTAGATATCGGTGTTCCAGCCGATACGACCACCCCCGCCCAGGGTGGCTTCTACACCGCTGTACTCGTAACTGGCACGCCAGTCCCCGTAGGGCTCACCATCATCGTACTGCTCGATGGTGTAGTTGCTGATAGAAACAGCCAGTCGCTTCGTCATCGGATGTAGCTCCCGTCATCGTTGTGTTCGGAGAAGTAGTGAGGCTGACCGCAGCAATCACAGCCCTCATCGTACGGGCTCAGTCCGGTTACATCCTCGAACTCAGCCTTGGCAACACCAAGCGACACATCACGACGAATCGCATTGGTCGCAAGAGCACCAAGCCAGCGTTCCTCACCCTTGTTGTGGAAGATCGTCTCTGCCCGGTCCTTCACCCACTCGACTTCCCACCCAGCAGCTTCCAGGTCGTACCAGTTCTTGTCGGTGAGCCACCAGGACCCACCCGAGTTGTTGGAACTGTATTCCACGTAGCTCACAGTCGCACCAGCTTTCCGACTAGTTCCAGTACGTCATCCGAGGGGTCGAACGTACGCCAGGAGTAACTGTCGTTGACCTTCTTCACACGTTCCAGCTCGTCCAGCAGGGCCTTGATGACCTCATGCTTGGTCCCCTTGTTCACCTCAGCAAAAGCATCACCCTCCAAAGACGTGAAACCCTCGAACGGAGCGGGGCAGGAGCATCCCGCATCCGAACCCCAGTAGAACAGCTTGGGGTCGCCCTTGCACTGCCACACAGCAGTGATGTTGAACGAGTAGGAGTCATCGTCCCACTCGACCTCACCAATGGTCCGAAGACCGAAAGCCTCAGGCTGGTGGTACAGGTCAGGGTTGCTGTATCCCATTTCAGTTCTCCTTCTCGATCAGAGCCTTGATTCCCACGGCAATCGCCTGGAGTGCCTGGAGCTGTGCTGCCTGGATCATGATGTTCATGGCCAGTACGTTCTGCTGGTTGGGGTTGTGCTTTTCCAACTCGTCCAGCAGTTCTTCCAGACCGTCTGCGATGTTCCCCCCGATCACCGGGAAGCTGTCGATGTACTGGTCCAGGCTCTTGACGTCACTCATGTACTTCTCCTTTGGTAAGGGAGGCCCCGAAGGGCCGTCCCGTTAGTCTACGTCCGCGTACAAACTGCCCCATGAGCGACGACCAACCTCGGCATCCGTGTCGATGAAGACCGGACCAATGGTTTCGCTCATGTGTCGTGCAACTTCGTTGGCTCCCCACTCAGCCCGTGCCGTAGGCATGGACAGGAGGAGTTCGTCATGGATCGGAAGACGCATATAAGGCCCAAAACCAGCCCTGTATGCCCTCAGGATGCCACGACAGGTCACGTCCCTACTGGATGACTGCACCATGTAATTGAGAGCGCTATAGGCCCTGCTACGATCCACAGGAAGCCTACGCCCGAAGTACGTGGTGATATAACCATCACGTTCGGACAACTTCGCGAGCTTGTCCGCGTAATTAGTCACTCCAGGATACCGCTTGTCGAATGCTTCGACCACCTTCTTGGCCTGCATGAAGGTAAGGCCGGTCTGTTCGGCAACCACCTTGGCACCACCACCAAAGACACGGGCGAAGTTGGTGGTCTTGCCCGCCTTGTACTCCTTGGAGTCCTTCAGGATATGATCCCCGAAGGCTGCCTGGGCAGTCAGGAGATGCAGGTTCAGGTCGTGCTTGAACGCATCGATCATGGTCTTGTCACCGCTCAGGGCTGCCAGGACACGGAGTTCCTGCCCCTTGTAGTCCACGCTGACAATCGAATGACCCTCTTCGGCAACAAAGCACTTACGGATGGTGTAGTCAGACGCAGGGAGCGTCTGAGCCGGGATACCCGTGATCGACATACGTCCAGTACGAGCCTGGAGTGTGTTGATAGAGGCATGACACCTACCGTTGTCGTCCATGTTGTTGAGGAATCCATCAACCCATGTGGTACGCCACTTACGTGCCTTCTTCGCCTTCTGGACTGCAATGGCGAACTCGTCGTTCTCCTTGACGAGCTTGTCCAGGATTGTCTTGGACACCTGGAGCTTGCCTGTTGGGGTCCTGTCCTTCAGGACAACACCCCGACTCAGGAGAACCTCGGCTACCTGATCCGTCGAGTTCACATTCTCGCAGCCAAACCGGGCTGCGATCTCGGAGTACTTCTCCTCATCCTCGTGCAGTTCCATCGAGAGATTCTGTGTGTATTCCAGGTCAAGGAGGAACCCTCCCCGATCCATGTAAGTACACACCTCTGCGATCTCATGCTCGAAATGGATGAGCTGAACAGCCGAGGCCGGAATCAACTTACTTTGAATACCTTCGAGCCTAGCCGGGAAGATGGTGTCCATCCCCGCATAGATGTTGTATTCAGGATGATTCAGGTCAACCTTCTCGAAGACCTTGGCCTTGGTGGTCTTGTACTCCTTGGCAATCTTGGACATCAGACCCTTGACATCATCTGCCAGGTTTGGGTCCAGGTAATGCCGAACCAGGTCTTCCAGGGAGACACCGATACCACCCTTGAGGGTGTCTCGGGGGTCGATCAGCTTGGCTTGGATCTCCACGTCGAAAGCCTTGGGCCAGAGCTTCTCCATCGGGATACCCAGACACCTGTCGATAACCTTGAAGTCGAAGGCAAGGTTCTTACCCACGATCTTCTCTACAGCCATCAGTGTCTGGATCGTCACGGTGATGTAATCACCGCCTAGCTCAACCGGCAACACCCATGCTTCGTTTTTGTTACCGAACTGGACTAGCCGAAGACGATACCCTCGGGAGTAAATATCGAGCCCTGTGGTTTCCGTGTCAAACGCCAGGACACGGAGGTTCTTCCGAACAAATTCCTTAAACAGTTCCAGGTCTTCGTAAGACTCGACCCGATGAACCCGGACTGGGTCACCCTGAACATGAATTGTCCATGTTTGCATTCCGTCCCGTCTTTCCTATACGTAGCGGCCTCTCTGATCGATGTACCGGAGCATGTCTTCACGGGTTTCGATTCGCTCATACTCCTGGCACAACGCCAGGTTTTCTTCTCCCAATACACGGTGTTCGTTGTTGTGCCAAAGACAGTACAGCGTGTAAGGCAATGGTTCCCCGCCACCATACAATCGCCACAAGCACATCCTGAAGGCGGAATCCTCTGCTCCCCACCCTTCGAATCGTTCGTCAGACCCACCGGTTTCCAGGAAGGCCTCACGAGTCATGGCAAGAACACCCGTTTGGAACGGAACTGCCAGGTTCGGATCTGTGGCGCAGATGATCCGGGGAACCCCACGAAGGATCTCCTGGGTTGCGTGCTCGTTGTAGTAGTCCGTCCTGTCGAACAACGGAACCCACGGTGTCCCCGTCTCCAACAAATCTAGTGCGTCTTTGATTGCAGTTTCACTGGGAAAGCAATCAGCACCAAACTGAACGATATACGGCTTGGTAGACATCTTGAACGCACGGTTCAGAGCGCGGGAGCAGTTGAACGGACCTCCCGGATCGTCAATCCCGATGCAAAGTTCTGCTCCGGTGTATTCCCACTGTCTCTTGATGAACTCCCAGACTCGTTCTCTTTGGGGATCTCCTCCCCTCCAAGGAATCAGGACACTGATATTGCTTAGCATGTTCCTCCCAAGAACGGGGAGGGGCCGGAGCCCCTCCCGCCGAGAATTACCTGTCGAACTGGGGCTTGCACTGTCCGGGAGTGTCCCGAGGAGTCGGGCAGAAGAACCCACTCCAGGCCTTACCACTCGCACTCACACCCGACTTAGCCACCATCTGGCCGTGAGGACAGGTCTTAACGACACCACCCTGTCCGGCAGCCGATGCAGCGGGCTGTCCAGACTGGGTCTGAGAGCCTCCCTGCGGCTGGGTAGGGGTCGGAGCAGGGGCCTGGTCCGCGAAGTACGCAGAGGCCTTCTGAGCCCTCGTGAGGAGGTCTGTGATCTGAGGATCGTTGATCTGATCCAGGGCGTCACCCACATCCTTGCCGTGGATCACAACCCACGGAGCATTGAACCCCACACCACCCTTCAGGGTTACCGTCACCTTGCCCTCACTGGAAGGCACCACAACAACCGGCTTCTCCTTCGGGTGGATCACACCCTGAGAATCGATATCAGCCTGCGCCTCATCCCCAGGGGTGTCGTTCCCCTCAGGCGCGGTCTCAAAAGGGTCGATCTCAAACGGGTCGGTCTTCTTCTTTGCGACTGCCATGTTAATTCAACTTCCTTACTTCTTGGTGGGTTCTACATGTACGTGCTTCTTGTGGAACTCTTCTTCGGTCTGTACTACGGGATCTGCCACTACAAATCCCCGACCTTTCTAGCACCTGGACCTTGGTGGTCCGTGTACCTCTTACTGGTGTTGCAGCGGTTCATCAATACCGTCAGCGCATCCACAGCCCTGGTTGCTTCCATTCGGAACTTGGGCTCCACACCATGGACATACTTGTCCACGATAAGATCGAACATCTCCTTGTTCTTGTCCTTCAGCATCAGCATCCCAGTTGACAAGTCGGTAGACTCAGTCAGGGTTGCCGCTTCTCGATTGGTGATTAGACCCATTTCAAGCAAGGTCCGGACTTCGTCCGTGCCGTACTCGTACTGACCCGAAAAGAACTCGTAGACATCAGCAGCCATAGCTGCTCGTTGACCTGCGATCCTCCGAAGCTGCGTGGAAGGATCTTCTTCCTTGAGCAACTTGGTGTATTCAGGCTTGTTCTCAAGCAGGTAGACCCAGACATCCTGCCTGATGTCCTCCCAATCCAGTGTTGGCCACTTACGGCCAGCACCCTTGGCTGCCTGCTCTACTGCGTCGTAAAACTCCTTTGGAATGTGTTCGTGCATCATGTTGTTCTCCTTGCTTAAGCCGAACCCCGAAGGTCGGTTAGTTGTTCTGACCTTCCACTGCGACTCCAAGCACCACACCCTGAGCACCGGTATTGCTGGTACTTACCGAGGTTGGTGTACTTGAATCCCCTGCGAACCAGATCAGGGCTTCCGCAGTTGGGGCAGGTATCCGCAGTGCCGTCGTACAGCGCGTAGCTCGGGTGGTTGGTGATCCAAGGACGGACCAGAAGATACAGGTCGTCTGTGAGTACAACATCCTGGATGTTGTACTTCTTCATGGACTTCCAGGCCTTGGGATCACCTGCCAGGCAATCAACCCACAATTGGAACCCAGCATGGGAAGCCTTACCAGACAAGCCGAGCTGCTGTGACACGTGGTCCAGCTTGTTGGACACGAACTTGAACTTGTTACGCACAATCTTAAGCAAATCAATCTGCTGGAAGGACGAGGTAGGACCCAATCCTGCCAACAGGAACTCACGCTGCAAGTGCGGGATGTCAAACGACGTCCCGTTGTAGTGAACCACAACATCTGCTTGGTCAAGTAGATCGTGCGCCTTCTGGATCATCTCAGCATGGCCGTGGTGGAAGTCAGAATAGAACATGGTCTTCTGGCGGGTTTCTCCGTGCCACCTGGCACCGAAACAGATAACCCTGCTGACTTCCTGCAACTGACTCAGGGAAACATTCTGCTTGAATAGTCCCCACACGTTGGCCACGTTGTAACTAGTCTCGATGTCCAGGACTAGTATTTTCATTCTGGCCTGTTCTTACCGAGGGCATCCCCAAGCGCGGTGTACAGATCCTCTGCCTCGGGGATAGTGAATACGTTCTCGTCGTATCCGTTGATCCAAAGCCTGATGGTTGGTTCAATCTTCACTTCACGCATCGTCTTTGTCTCCTTCGTCACGGGTAGGGCCGAAACCAAACGACCCACCCTTGTTGTACTCAACATCGTCTTTCGGAAGCACGGCTTCCAGTTGCTCGTACAGCTCACGAGCCTCGTCCAACCCGATCACGAACGACAGGGTTTCCAGCTCGATACGAACACGAGATTCCAAGTAAGCATCAGCCACTGATTTTCCCCATCTTCTTGAGCACTGAGTTGACACCGAACTTCTTGATTGTGGAGTTCACATCTTCTCCGTCTGGCATGTTGATGATGCGACCCTTCGGCAGGGTCTTCATGACATCAAACGCGAAGTCACGTCCGGCTTCGTCACCATCTGCCAGGATGTAAACCCTTTCGTATCCCTTGAACATCCTGTGGAAGTGCGACTTCCAGTTCTCGCGACCTGGAATACCCACGGACGGCAAACCCATCAGCTCGGCTGAGATAGCATCAAGCTCACCTTCGCAAATGCTTATCTCATCGTTGCTCCGCAACACCGATAGGGTGTTGAAGATGTGGATCTGACTTCCGGGATGAGCCATGTACTTACCATGACGACCATGATCGTGGTCTTCCAGGCACCTGAAGCGCATGGTGATAACACACCAGCCCTGGCCAGGACTCCACCTGAGGTATGGAATAGCAAGCCATCCCCGGTACATGTCATGCCCCGGCAGGGGATTGTCAACCACGCCAAGCCGGAACTTTTTTAGTTCCGGTCCTTCCAGTCCCCGACTGGCCAAATACTCTTCGGCTTGGCTTCCTGGCAGGCTTGCGTGGTACAGGGACGTAGCTTCCATCAAGAAGTTCTTCTGCGTAACGCTCGGCTTCTGCAAACTTCAGCCCTTCCTTTCTCATAATCAGGCTGATCACACCACCCTTCATCGCACACCCATGACAGGTGAACGCATTGAGTTCCAGTGATACAGACGCTGAGGCTCGTGTCTCAGCGTGGAACGGGCAAAGGCAGGACAACCAGGTCCTCTTGCCGCGAGGTGGTTCCCACTCGGGGAACCACCTCTTGAGCAAGACTACGATCGGAGGGTCAGTTCCCATTCGAATTCCTCGACATCAAGGGAATGCATGTCTTCCATGACCACCCGAAGGATGCCCACACCATCGGCAACCCTGAGTCGCCACGAGTGGTGGTAACCCTGACCCTTGGTGTAGTAACCAGAAGGGTGGTCCTCTTCGAACCACTCGGAGAAGATGGACATGACCGTGTCAGCATCGTTGATCATCAGACTTCCTCTCGTTGATTGCATCCTGCACCCATCGAACTACTTCACATGGAGCACCCTGAAGACACGCTTCTGGGTCAGGACAATCACCACACAGCGGCTTCGGGTCACTCGTCGTCATCGTCGTTATCCGGTTCGAGGTCAGTCCCGAAACACTCGTCCGGGAACTGGCACTCACCGCCAAGAACACACTCCATTACAACACCCCCTTAGTAATAGATCTCCGACACGGGGACCGCGCCGCCATCGATGGCGTAGTCGTTCGGGTTGCCCGTGCCGTTGATGTAGACCGTTTCCAACTGGTCTGCGATCCGCTCGAAGCTCCAGCCGTAGTCATCGTTGGCTTCAGACGCGTGGAACGCACAGCCATCCACGTCCACACCCAGAGCGACGTTATCCGACTGGGATCCCTCGTGGGCATCTCCCAGAACCGCTGTGACAAGTCGAGAACTCGGCAACCCGGTCTCACCCTTGGCGGTCTCACCGTAGAATGCGAGGTTCTCATATTCCACACCATCTCCCGCCCTCATGGGATCAACCTGAGGACGAGCCTCGTTTCCTGCGACCTCTTCCAGGACACCCAAGCAGCAGTAGGACTTGTTGCCATCGGCATCCATCTTGCACAGCGCGCCCTCCGTCTGCTCAAGGTCGGGCTCACGCAGCTTGGCAACCCAGTCCACCATCAACTGGGTGGGCTTGTATTGATTGGTCATGCTCTCTCCTTTAGTATGTGTTTTGCTGGCGGGTCTTTCAGGTAGTTAGCCAAAACGTATCCAACAGCGGGGTTATCCCTGATATGTCCTAGATACACATTGCAACGGGTACACAACAGACCACGTACACATTCACCACACGAGGTCTTACCGGCACAATGTGCGTGATCGTGGTCTACGGCTCGTGCCTTGATCCTGTTGCAAATCATGCACAAGCCCCCACAAGCCTCCAGGAGCGCCTTGTACTGCTCTGGGGTCAAACCATACTGCTTGGCTACGTAGGTCAGCCTACGAGCCTCTGAGACGGCCTTACGACGTGCTACACGGCACGTCGCACACCTCGGACCCGGCTTCGACACTGGACGAGTCAGGGAACCGCAGTCTTTGCATGTTCCCTTGATTGAGGTGGGGGTAGGTTGAGCAGAACTCGGTGAGGAGTTTCGCTGCTTCCTCTTTCGTGAGCGAGGGGGCATTAGTGTTAGTCACCGAGTTCCTTTCGAGCCTTGTCGATGATGTCCTCGGTTGATTGGTTGGCCGGATTAGACTCGCAAGATCCCTCATGAGCTGCGAGTTCACTCTGAACATCACCATGTACCGGACCCTGGAAAGGTGTCCCACAATGCACACAGTTGTCATGGAAATTTCTGGCCATTGCTGTCTCCTGATGTGTCACGAGTTACTTGGGTTGTCGGAACACGACGCCTCGTGTGTGGTGACCATGGATCGAAGAGTGTCGTAGTCCTCGTGGTTGAAACCCCTACGACAGTATCCGCAGAAATCATGGTGATGATCACCCATTGATGTTCCTTTCCGTAACCCAGTGGCTCGGGACAACAGCCCCGAACCCCACACCATTGGCTGATACGCCCACACGGATACCCGTTTCGGGGTACCTGTGGTCCAAGTAGCTCTCGAAGAATCCTGGGCTCACACCCAGGACCCATACTGGGTCGTTCAACTCGAACATGTCACTCCTGAATGAGGTAGGCGGCAAGCGACAGCAGCCCGCAGGCTGTTGCCAACACTCCGGTCACAATGGATGCTTTAACTATTCCCATGTCGTAGGTCATCATCCCGAACCAGCCTCCGAAGAGGCCAGCCAGGATAAGATACCCACCAACCTTGCGCATTACAGCGCCTTGTACGACGTCATGTTCCAGGCGTTGCCATCTCCGATGAAGTCCTTGAGTTCTAGCCAGGACATCGGACTCTTGGTGAAGCCGTTGGACTGGGTCAGGTACCACGACCCGTTGGTCCGGAGAGCAACGAAGTCATACACAACCCCACTGCGATCGTACTGCTTCTGGAACTTGATGACAGCACCGTTTCGGGGCTCCAAACCAAACCGCATGAGCTGGTTGGCCCGCTTCTCGTTGTCCCTGGCATCGGCTAGCGCCTTCTCAGCCTCTCGAACCCTGCGTTCTGCTGCCTGTACCGCAGTCTCGGTCTCGAACCGGGAAGAATTCACGTAACTCACTTCGTCCTCCTTGTCGTTGTACACTACACCACAGTCGAACACGGTGATATGGAATGCTGTCTTTCCCTCGCACGGGATCTCTGGAGTGACACAGCCCTTGTGGCTGTTGGTCCACACGTATTGGCAAGGCATCATCCTTGCCCCGTTGATGTCTATCCCGACCATTCCAACTCCTCTTGTTGTCTGCGCTGGTCGTCTTCCCATTGTCGTTCTGGAGGAGCCACCTCTTGGAGTTCCACATCCTTGAATGACATCTTGTTTCCGATGAACTCCAGTTCTGCCCAGGTCATTCCCGTGGGGTCGGGTTGACCCCCACGAACCTTCACCTTGGAGATGCAGAGGATTGATGTCTGGTCATCCATCGGACGCTTGTGCAGGGTCAGGATCATCTCGGGTACTCGTCCGATCTGACCCTTGATCCCGTTCAAGGGGATGGGCTTGTCTCCGTTGTTGTACTCGCCCTTGACATGGTGAAGACCAATGACACACGCAGCAGTTTCCCGTGCCATGCCGTGGAGATAATCCATCAGGCCCTCAAGGCCTGCGGAGTAATCCGTGTCCTCACCACCAACACCTTCCACGTTGGTGATGTTGTCGATGACAATCAGGGTGGGGTACTCACCAAACAGCTCCCAGTACGCTTCCAGGATCTCTTCGATGTCATCCGAAGAAGGACTTGATTCGTAGTCGATACGCAACGGAACACTCGTGAGCTGTTCCGTAATTTCTGCTGGGATCGAGTCTTCCAGAACCATTTCCGTGGTCTTGGCCAGTGGAAGACCGGTAATCATGGAGATTGCTCGTGTCATCTGTGTGAAGGCATCAGAGTCCGCACTGAAGATCATACCCGGAACCCCGGATTGAATGGTCAGTGCGAGTGTAAGAGCAGACTTGGCGGTACCGGGTCCCGCAGCGATCAGAACGAGCTGACCCCTGCGGAACACGATACCCGCATTGTCCAGTGCTTTCCACCCAGTAGGGATTGGGTCCCCACCAGAACCCCGAGCCCTCATGCTCTGGGTCAAGGAAAAGATGGTGACTCCTTACAGTTGGTTCAGGTCGCGCTCGAAGGCTTCCAGCATCCTGATCGAGTTGGCCGCACACTCAGCGGCAACCTGCTGGTCGCGAATCACGTAGGACAGGCCTTCCATCGCGAGGGTGTCCTTCATCAGATCGATCGCAACCTGAATCTGGACCTTGGTAACAGTCGTGCTCATGTTTGCTTCTCCTTTTGTTTGGGGTTTACTTGTTGAGGGGAACACCGTACTGGACCAGCATGTCGGCAACGAACTCCCAGCCCTGTGTGATTGCAGTGCCGAACACGATGATCCAGGCAACGGCACCAGAGATGGCCATGACAGTACGGAACGTGGTGAGCTTGAACATCTACTTGTCCTCCTTGATACCGGCTTCTGTGAACATTCCTAATCCTACGATCGCAGAACCAATTGCGAACTCGTGGAGCTGTGCGTACCAGCACAGCACGGCGAGACCTGCGAAGCAGATACCGCCGAAGAACCATGCCAGCCTCATCCGGTGACCCCTGCCGCAACCATGACCGTAGCCAGGACCAGCACCACCGTTCCGATGGACTTGGACTTGGTGTACAGCCCAAGCCCGATGAGGGCGAGGACACCAGCGATGATCAGACTTGAACTGTGCATTGTGTTTCTCCTTTTGTTTGTTTAGAAGTTTCCGTCAGCGACTTGCAGTACGGTCAATCCGATTGAACGGTAAGCAGCAACAACCCTGTTGCGGTCGTCGTATGCCCGCTTGATGTTCCAGTTGTTCCTGATGTACTTGTCGAAGAGTTCCAGCTTCACGACCGCATCGTTACGACCATCACCTTCCGGACGCATGAACAGCCCCGCAATCGGAACCTTCACTTCCTGGTACAACCACTCCTCGGACACCCCGAAGAACTTGTCGCTACGACCAGACCCGAACACGATCTTGTTTCCGAGATCGTAGTACTCGTGCCTCACGATGTCGATGATGGGGAGGTTCGGCTTGTCCAGGTGGTACCTGGAGGTGTCGTACGGGCCTCTCACACCATCGTGGAGAGCCACAGTCCCATCGATGTCCACCAGCACTGCGTCTGGCAAGGACGTGTCCGGCACGTACAGCTCATGCTGTGGGATCGTGAACTTCCCCCGCACAGCGGGCTCAACCGGAGTCTTGCCCTGCAACGGCGTGATGTAACGCTGGTGCATGTTGCGAATGACCCCGTCCGGAACTGGGTGTTCGCGCTTGGAATTCCTTTCCAAGCAGGTTTCCAGCGGAACCCAGGTGAAATCCACCTGGCACCACTCGACACCAAGACGTTCTGCGATCAAGGCCAATGGCCTGCGGTACGCAGTCTTCAGGTTGCAGTCGTGAACAACAACCCGAAGGCCGCGACCCAGGGCCTTGTCGATCATCGAGTGTTCCAGGGCGGTGATCTCGTTCTCCTGATCCGAGGTCAAACCCAGCTTGGTACCGTACAGGGTCAGCCTGAGGTCGTCCCTGGAGATGGCCACAGCCTCGCCAGGAGGAAGACTTGCTACGATCTCCCGTGCGAAGGTGGTCTTCCCAGAACCGGGAAGACCCACACAGATGTACAGCTCCCCGCTCATGCTGCCAACTCCAGTTCCTTGAGTGGAACTGGGAACTCCAGAGCCACATCAACGCCATGACAAATGCAGTTACACGGAGTCTCGATGATCCTACGGAACAAATCCGAGTGAATCATTCCGTTGAAACAGAACTCCAGGTCATCCTCAGAGAACCCGCAGTCACACGGGCTGGGAATGTTCATGGTTTAGCCACCTTCGTCTGTCCCTTGGGCTCGAACTGCTTGTAGATGTACTCGGTGTAGTCAAACCCGTCCCACATGCACCACAAAACCTTCTGGACCCATCGCGGTGCATCTCTGGTCATCACTGCAAGTTCCTTGCGAGCAGACCGGTCGCCCTTCTCAAACAACTCGTCTACCTCAGGGATAAATCGAGTCTCTTCCACAAGCGTAATATGGTCCTGAAATTTTTGGAGAAATGGGGAGGCCGTGATGTCCATCCACTCATGGAACTCGTCTGGCATTCCCTTCTTGTACTCGTCGAACCTTCCATCCTTCAGGGATTCCCAGACAGTCTTCTCGGACAGGTTGAAGACCAACTTGTGCTTGTCGATGTAGTCCTGCTGCTTGATCTTGACTCGCTCGTCGGTGTCCAGGTACCTGACCACGAAACCCTCTGCGTTCTGCCGTGGGATTGCACTGACAACCTCTTGGAGCGAGGTATACACAGTCGCACCCACCGAATATCCTCGCCAGTTAGCAAACACTGACTGGTCTTCGTAGGCAGGGTCGTGGGTCTTACCCGTCTTGATGTCGATTCCCTCAAGCAGCGCGAGAAAGCGCGACTGACCGTAGTCCAGGACGATCCTGTTCTCCGGGTAAATGATCTCCCACAAGGGGGTCACACCCTCAGGCGGAAGCCAATCGGGGTAGTACTTGTGCAGCATCCAGGTTGCCTCAATGGCTTGAGGGCTGTCGAAGCTCCCCTTGGTAGCGATGTAACACTTGTTGTCCCAGACATACCCGATGCCAAGAGATCCGTCCATCTTGTCGGTTACTTCTACCTCGGCTTCGTAGTCCTCACGAGCCCCAGGCTCACCCAGGTTGAAGAACTTGGGGAAGGGTCGTGCGAGAACTTCCCCGGTCTTTTCGTTCCAGATCAATCCGCGACACGCCGTGGTCACTGGGTTCCATTCCCGCTTGACTACCGCATCCTTGGTGTAGGTAGCGATACACAACGGAAACGAGGGGTGGAACTGAATGCGAACCATCCCCTCGTTCACCATGTCCAGCAGCAGTTGCGGATCGAAGATGTCTCCGATCCTCACTTTTACTCCTCTTCGTAGACCGTGATCGTCTTCTGCTTGGGGAACACTTCCTTGAAGGTCCCATCGAAGTCGCAGCCGTGGTACGAACCGTACCAACCCAGCTTCTTGAAGTACCTGGACTCGAACGAGAACTTGTTGGTTCCATAAAGACTGGGGGCAACCTCTACAACAATCTCAACGTATTCCCCACCACCTTCATGACCACCCACAGTCTTGATCGTACGGGCCATGTACTGGTCGTTGAGTCGTACGAACTCGCCGTCTCCGCCCTCATAGAGCCAGAAGTTCCACGAGAAATTCTCGTGGTAGGTTTCTCCGTCGTATTCGTACGACCTCTCACCCGAGGTCAGGAGACCCTCGAAGTAGTCCATCACCATCCTCCCGAGTCGGACGACGAGTACGAACCAGAATCCGTGCTGCTGCCTCCAGAATAGGAGCTGCTGCTCCCGGAATCTGACGGAGTACTCCACGAGCTTCCTGAGTCGTACGTAGTCGTGCTCGCAGGTGCCTCGTAAGAGGGGCTAGGAGCCTCGTAGGCAGGAGAAAACGTCTCCCGAGGGTAATCATACCCCGAAGGGCTGTCCAACGGCTTAGAATCGATTTGAGGGGCAGATTCCTCGTTCTGGTAGACCCACGCCTCATCGAATGCTGTCCCAGCCACGTACATTTCGAAGTCGTGGTCGTCGTGGTATGGATTCTTGATCTTGCGCTCCCTCAACACACGATCGGTGTTCTGCGCTTGGATCACGTAGTTCGTACCCCTGTGTGTGGCCTTGGGAGAAACCTTGGACGACTCCTGCATGTACACCTTGGCGATGTCATCCCAGATAACCCCACCCTTGAGCTGGGCTCCGGAAACCACACCATCAGCACGGTTGTAGGTCACCGCCTTGATCGGCTTCTCCTCAGGCTCCTTCGGCTTGACAGGAACCGGCTTGTTCTTCTTCTGCCTTCGGGTCAGCTTTGCGACCAGGTCAGAAAAAATGTTCCTCATACTAAATCCTCATTCCCGGCTTCAAATTTTGGTGGAATTCTAGAAGCCGAAGGGCTCAGGGCCGAAGCCCTGAACCGATCTACTCGTAGAAGGTCACTTCACGAACAACCGCGTTCACCTCGGACAGCGGACCTTCGTAGTACCCGCCGTCATAGGAGGCGTAGTAGCCTCCCAGCTTGTAGAGCTGTTCGCCACCCCCATCGAAGACGACTCGGAAGATCATGTAATACCCGTCTCCCTGGCCTTCACCGCCGAAGGACTCGATCACACTGACCTCACCGAGACCCTGAACCAACACAGGATCACCGTCGTTCTCGGCCCAGGCATCCCAGCCCTCGGCTTCCCAATCACCACCAGGAGTGGAATAGGAACCATCATGAGAAGTCCAGGGCGGGTTATAGCCCCTGAACACGTGGCTCTCGATCAGGTCGGAAACTTCCTGCTCGCTCATATCAGCCATAGTAAACAGATGTCCTCTCCTTCTTCTCGACCTTCACCAGTCGTTCGTTCCACTCGATTCCGTCGTACGAACTCCAGGCACCGGTAACCTTGACGAAGTTGTCGTAGCCGATCTCGAACACCATGGAAACGGCGACCGATCCGTAACCCTCAAGTTCGCCTAGGTCTTCCGGAGTCTTCTGGACCATTTCGTAGGTCTTCCCGTCACGGTAATGCTCCTGACCCACCTTCCAGTATTCCCATCCGGCGTGAAGACCAGTGGTTCCCCACTGCCCGATCTCGTCACAGATGGACAGGATGTGGAAGTAGTCCTGAGACTGACCTTCCTTTACCGACTGCCCGCAGGCGCTGCATGTCTCGCTCATCAGACCACCTCGAAGACAGTCTCGAAGACCTGAATCGTCTTCTCCACGACCTTGACCTCTCGTAGGGGCTTGTCCCACGCCACGGTGCCGTAGGAATTGGCCGTGCCACCCTTGCGGAAGTACAGCACAGACCCATCGGCTTCGGTGACCTTCAGGATGACCCACGCGTCGAACTCGGAACCCTGCGGGTATTCACCGTCGTAGTAACCCCCAGCCCACGAGTCCTTGTCGTGCTTGTCCATGGTTTCCACAACAGAACCATTCGACAGGTCTCGCTTGAAGGTCCGGTAGACACCGTGGTAGGTACCCGGCTTGTACTCGTAGTCACCATCATACGCAGTCTCCCAGTCGACATGGCCGTCGAAGAAAAGCTGCTCGTACTTGCACTTCACACACTCACTCATTTAATGCCTCGCAATCCACTGGATGATTTCCACCGCACCCCACACGCCCAATCCCGTCAGGCCCACGCCAACAAGCAGCATGAACCAGAACCAGGCGATTGCCATCTTCACTGCTGTCTCCTCCTTCACTTGTTCTCCTTCTCAGAACAAAGCGGCGGCCAGGATGACCACCACCATCAGAGCAAGACAGAAACATGCGGCAGCAATGGAAAAGCCGTTGTCTTCGTCTTCCATCATCGCTTCTTACCTCCGTTGATCGCAGCAATGACAATCCAGAATGGAAGCCACACACCGCATGTGCAGACAGTCAGGATCAAGTGAAGTGCGTGATTTGTTCCCCTTTTCTGTGGGGGATAAGGCTGATACGTCATTCTTCCTCATTCAGTTGTCTAGTACGGATACTTCGTAGTGGTAGAAATCAGTGGGGAACTTGTCGTCGTCCAAGAACACCCGGATCTGGTCGGCAGTCCAAGAGACCACATCGCCTTCCATCCCCAGAAGCTCTTGTTCGTCTTCTGGGGCGTGGATAACCCGAACCCGACCCGTCACTTGGTGAACATCTCCCTGAAGGTCTGGCGCAGTGTTCGTGGCTCTCGAATCCACAACTCTCCGGAAGCCGGGCCCGAAACTCCCAACTTCTGGGAAATCTCGAACTCGTACCTGTATCTGATGGTCAGTGCGTACAGCGCTTCCCTCCTGTCTTTGAATTCAGTGGATTCCGGCATCCACGATCGAGAAGCGTGTTCCGTGTAGAACACCTTGCACCACTCCCCTGGGCGTTCTGCTGCCTTGTTGGCAACGCACTGAGCCCATTCCAGGTACTTCAACTCCTTCTTCTCTTTCGGAGTCATGGGGAGCTGACCAAACTCTACTTCACACATCAGACCCTCACCAACTTGTGGGACTTGGACTTGTGGCGCTGGATGTAGTCAGAACCCGGAGTCAGGAAGAGTTCTGCGTTGTCCAGGATGGTACGTGCGGTCCAGCCCTTGGTCAGACTGGTTGCGGTACGCCTGAAGGCCCACCAGTAAGCCGCGCCCGGACTGACATCGTAATCCTTGGGGACAACAATGCGTTCGAGTGCGGTCACAAAGATTTCCTCTTTGATCAGGTCGACAAACCTCTCAGGAGGAAGTGCCTTCAACTTCTTCATGTCGATGTCGACCTCGGCCCCATCCTTCAGGACTTCGGTGTAGATCGGGTGCTCACCATAAGCCACCGACTCGTGGAGAGAATCGTGGTCGTATGTGCGTCGGACAGCATCATCAAAGAACTCGGCCTTGTCCTGGGCAAGGTCCATGACCTTGACCCCGTGGGTTTCTTCCCAGACCGAGTACAACACCTTGTGTAGGTTGCTGTCCAGCACAGCCCCGGCACGCTTGAGTTGCACGATGTCGTAGACATGCTTCTCCCACGTGTTGTTACTGAGTTCCCACTGTGCGTGGGACACCTTGATGGTGTACAGCTCGTCAAGGGTGGCAACCCGAGTCCCAGCACCCGAGCCCAGCCAACCGCTGAGTCTCGGGTGCCAGAACACGTCTCCTTGTGCCCCAGGATCGTCACTGAAGACATCTCGGTCCTTGGGGGACCTGTTGCCCACCCCTCTGAGTTGCATGGCCGTAGAGCCAATCAGGAGGGTAGTCACAGCTTCTCCTTAGACGTAGGTGACCGACTCCACGCCGTGTGCGGAACGGATCTCGTCCAGGGTCTTGGCGTAGCCAAAAGCCCCGTCACGGGCGTGCTTGTGCTTCGCGTTCGAGAGGTCGTCACCCATCCGGAACAGGTTAGGCTCCACCTCGTACCAGTAGTCATCGTCGGAATCCAGGACCTTGCGGACCCCGTCCTTCAGGATCTCCGTGAGCACATCACGGAGCTTGGTGGCTTCCTCACGGCTCAGGGCCGACTGCACACAATCCGGGTTGTATACCGTGTTGGTCTGTTCCAACTTGATGTGCGCGCCACCGTCGTACAACCCGGACTCCTTGACCGTGAACCGCCGGGAAAGCTTGGTGTCGATCACTTCCTTGATCTCGACCTTCGTCTCTTCGATGGTCAGACCATCCGGGAGATTGGTCGGCTTGATCGGGGACGTACCGGTAACGCTGTAAACCTTACGCATGTGCTTTTCTCCTTTGTCGATTCAAATTTTGGTGGATTTGTGGAAGTCTTACTCGGGGACCTGAACGAAATCGTCACGATAGATACGACGCACGTCGCTGAGGTTCCGACCAAAGTCGGTGTTGCCCACGTCTACTGCACCCTTGTAGCTGTCCTCGGCAATCGACCTGGAACCCGCCCACACAACCCATTCCGGCTTGACCTCGTACCAGTGAGACTTGATGCTGGTACCATCCGAGAACTTCCGGAGCCTGGTCTCCCCGGACAGAGTCCCGTCCGGGTAAGCCCTCGACAGCTTCTCGAAGCTGTCGTAACCGAACTCGGTTCGGTCCATGCCCTCAGAGATCCTGACAGCCTCATCGAAGTCATCGGCAGTGACGAACCATTCCGGCTCGATCTCGAACCACACCGAACCGTACGGGCGGGTGTACTTCCGGAGTTCCTTCTTGTAGGAATCCGCGACCTGGATCAGCCATTCACCGATCTTTCGGGCGGTGTCCATGTCGAACGAAGCAACCGGGTTGTCGAAGCTTGCACGAATCCACGGGCTCTCACCCGTGACTCCCTGGAACTCGTCGAACTTGCATGAGAACCCACCACGTGAAGCCACTCGAAGCATCTCGTGGTTCTTGGTCTCTTCCACCACCTGAAGACCTTCCGGCAGGCCCGCAGGCCTGACGTTGCTGGTACCGTTGACACTATACGTCGTCTTCACTTTTCTCCCATTCTTTTATGATGTCCAAAGCTTTCTTGTGAAGCCTTTCCCAATTCTCTTGGGAGAATCTGGGCCACATATGCGTGCAATCAACACACCTGTTGATCAATACACCATCGTAGACACCCCTGACCTCAATGCCTACGATATGCTCAGCACCACAGGACGGACAGCCAACTCCAAGCATCACGCCGCCTGCTCGAACTTGAAGATTGGGATTCCCCGTTCTTCGGCGAATCCGATCGTGCTGGCAGTGCCCCGAGTTCCACCACGGTCAAAGGCCAAGAGGAAATAGGCCCTTGCCACGATGGACTCATTCCGGACGTGGTAAGCCCCAGGACTCCCGTAGATGTGCAGCAAGGGTTCGTGGAGAAACCCCTTACCCGTGGACACCCACGGCCACACCTCCAGGCACAGCGCGTCCGCACCTTGCTTGCAGTTGCCGTTGTGCATGACCGCGTCGGGGAACAGCAACCCCACCCAACCCAGTGCCAGAGACACCGTTGCGAGGTCTGAGTAGCCCCGTGAGCCGGTTACACCGAACTGGACAGGGTTGGGCAGGGTCAGTGCCTTCAAATGTCGGTACAGGTCATCTAGGACCTGCTGGTTACTCACGTTCGCACATCTCCCTGATCACATGCTTGACGTACCCATCCACGGTCAAGTGCGGGTTACGCTCCTGGACCCGCCGTAGGAACAGCTCCAGATCGACTACGTCGACATACTTCCGACCAAACACAATCTGGGTGTGCATTTTACTCATTTGTCTCCTATGCCATTGCGTAGTTACACGAGCTTCGGACAGAACAGAACTGACAAGTCTCGACAGACGGCTTCGGATCAAAGTTCTCCGCTTTGATCTGTTCGTCTGCTTCGCCATACACATCGGCAAGCCTCTGGACCGACCAGTTCGACAGGTCATACGGCTTGGTTGGCTTGCCTTGCTGGGCCATCCAGTAATCACCCTGGGTGAATGGTACGTCGTACTTCACAGCCAGAGCACCCGCATAGGTTGCGAGCTGAAAGTCTGACCCAGGCTTCTTACCCGTCTTGTTGTCTCGTGGCTTGTCGTCAACCACCATGTCGATGAGACCCCTCACCGGGGTCCCACCAAACTCGACATCAAACTCAAGTTCCACTGCCGGAAAACCATCATAGTTTCCGGGTACTTCCTCGGGATACTTGGTGTAGTAGTCCACATACCCGGCTACTTGCTGAACACCAATACCCCACCTTCGTTCCACATCCGTACGCCCGTTGTATGGTCCTGAGCGCTCCCAGAAGTCGAAATTAGGGGTGGTGGCAGCATACCTTGCTACCTCATCCGTGTACGACTGTTTGAAAGCGTTCTGGGCCTCTTCCAGGCTCATGGTACGGCCTGACTTCTCCCACATCTCAGCCGCGTGGTGTACTGCCGTGCCTTGCGGGAGCCATGCTGCTGGTTTCTTCCAGGCTCGTTCGATTCGGCCCAGGCGGTACGCCTCTGGGCACCGTTCCAGTTCGTTTACCTGAGAAACACTCCTGTATGTTGGTACTCCCATCGTCGTCTTACCTCTTCCAGAAAGCGAGAATCAGAAAACAGGCTGCTGCGACAACAACAGCCAGGATTGCCGTGAATGTGGTCAGATCCTCTGTTGCGGATTCCCCCGAATATGCGAACATGTCTTTTATTACCTCCTTCCTTATTTGTTCCTACATGAAATCACAAGACAGAAGAACACCAGTGATGTGAACACTACCCCAGAAAAGAAACCCCGGATCATGTCGTAGGTAATCACCACATGTCCCATAGTTCCCATAGGAGACACATCACTACCACCAGGATTACCCCAAGAACAATAGTAAGCATCACCACTTGTCCTTGTCGTTGTTCCCACCGTACTTGTCGTGGATGTACAGCCCCAGCAAGAGCAGCACTATGGCTGCTGCGAAGTAGTAGATCCCCACTACGCACTCCCAACCACACGCGCCACGATGCGGGCCTCCGTGTCGTCCCTGTCGACGGTCTCCTGGTCGAGATCCCTGTTCTCAAAGGCTGCGATGATCTCCTCCCGGATGCGTCCCACCGAGGACACCTCATGACCCGCCTTGCGGGCCCAGGCACGGATCTCGTTCAGCTCTGAGGTGGTCCGTGTGGGCACAGAACGCTTCCCGAAGGGCTTCACCTCATGACGCACCTTCGTGGCGTGAGAGACGTAACGAGCCATGAGCCTGCGGAACTCGTCGGCGTTCTCGTCGCTCAGGTCGATGGTGTAGTTGTCCCCGCCCCACGAGAATTCCAGGGTGTCGGTAGCGTCCGTGCCATCGATGTCATCGATGATCTTGGTAACCTTTGCCATGACTTTCTCCTTTTGTGTTCACATTGTAGGAGTGACCTCACCAGGAATCGAACCTGGTCTACCTTAGCCCCATGCCAGGCGTGCTCCAGTACACTATGAGGTCAAGTGCGTGTTAGGCCTGGGAACCACATGCGGAACATGTTTACCCAAACCCTCACGCGGGAAGACACGCCTCGTAGCACTGTGTGCTCATGTCTACCTATTCAATTGTCTCATGTTCAGACGACCTTGGAGTTGACCGCTTGGTCTGGTGAATAGGTCCGTAACATGTGGTCCTGGTATTACTGAAACACGGGGTAGGCCTCTGCCTGGATCGGACTGTCTGCCCTGACCATCTTGTGATAGGCCACCCAACCCAAGGCAAAACCTACCAGCTCATCGGCAGACATGTTGCCCACCCTATGAACTCGGGTGATACCGAACCCGCTGACCGTGAGGTCACGGCCATTGGTGAGGGTTACAGTCCACCCATCTTCCTGGATCTGGATCATCAGTACCACTGATTCCCTGAGCAGGTCTGACACTCATCCCCATCTGGGTTCTTTCCGTTGGTGCAGTCGGTGCACCATGTCGCATCAGCCTTGCGATGCGAGTTGTCATCTTCGTCGCGGTCAGTCATGAAACCTCTCTTACCTCGGAATTACCTGTGTGGTCTGGGGAGTCTCAGGAGTCGAAGGCGGTGCTTGGCATGCGTACACAATCCCACCAAACACAGCACCCAACGCCAAGACTTTCCAGAATCCGATGTTAGACCTTACCGGCAGGGCTCTGCTCCTGTCGATATGCGGCAGTCTGCCCTTGCTCTTACCTTTCTTAGGGGGCATTGTGGTATGTCCCCACGAAAGCCGACAGCACACCCACCAGGAAGCACGCGAACGCAGCGTACTTGTTGTTCCGACCCAAGAAACACGCGGCCATGAACAGAATGATGGTCAAGATGTAAAACGGGTTGGTCACAGTACAACCTTCCTGTGTGGCCACCTCTGAAGGAAGGTGGAAACCGGCTCGGGTTCTCCGGTGCACAGCTCACGCACGGTCTGTGCGTAGTTCGCATACGACATGGCGAACCGGTGTGCGTCGTCAACGTAACGATGGATGTTCTTGATGATGTCCAGCTCCCGACCGGGGTCGATGCCCCGGTCGGACAGCCTGAACAAGTGACTAACCGTCACCTGATGTGATCGCATGATGTCTTTCCTAGTCGGGATCGTACGGGTCGGCAAAAATCCATGCGAGCCATGATGCGAGGACCACTACACCCCAGAACAGTGGCCAGAAGTAGCCCATGTCTCAGGCTGCGAAGGTCTCGGCAACCGAGCCGTACTTCTTCATGCGCTTCGTACGGTTGCGGTCCCGCAGACGGGACAGCGCGCCCTTGATCTGGAACCGAACCTTGCGCTTGTCCTCACGGTTCGGGACGACGTGGGGCTTGTCCAGGTCTACCGCCTTCGCGAGGTCGGTCGGGTCCTTCAGGAGGTTCTGTGCGGCCTGCGTGACCATTTCCGAGGTGATGGCCGCCGGATTGCCTTCCGTGGTCTCCACGGCCTTCTCAGAGGCCCAGGGGTCGCCTTCCAGCAACTCCTCCAGGACCTCGATCGGTGCGGGGTCGTTGTACGTGGTGGTGTCGTTGCCGAGCTGGCGCGCGGCTTCCACGCCTTCCGGGGTCAGGTAACGATCCAGCGACACCAGCCCACGGGATGCCAGCGCGGCCACGGTGGACTGCTTGGTGGACTCTGGCAGGGTCGGTCCGGTCGCGTTCAGGATCTCCGCACCCTTCAGAGCCGTGACCATCGCGGGGGACAGCTTGATTTCACTCATGTCTTTGCTCTCCTATTTTTTGGGGGATACGCGCTGAATGCGCACCGGGAGACCTCAAGTCAAAGCTTGAGATCCCCGGAAGGCGTTCAGTCCGAGAGGTACGCCCACTGGATCAAGTCCGCGATCTGATCGAAGGTGAACGCGTTCTTCGGGTCACGAGGGTTGAAGTCGTTCAGCGATGCCAGCGTGATGTAGTTCCACCCATTGAAGACCAGATCATCACGCCAATCCCTCTGGTATACCGGCAACCACACCTCGGCAGTCTCGTTGGCAGAGCCTGTGTGCATCGGGGTGCCTTCCCACACATACGCGGGGGCGAACGAAGACCACGTGGCATCACCCTGTGGCAGCGCGTACTTGGCGTAGGCACGACTGGTCTCGTCGTCCTCTTCACCCCATGCGACAACCTTCAGGCCGGAAATCTCGCACATCACACCTTCACAGCAGAAGGTGCTAGACTGGTCCTCAGTCTTCACCTGAAGGGCTCCCACACCCTTGGCGTACTTGCCAGAACGCAGGGCGTCTACCAAGTCTCGAAGAGAAACCTTATTGGTCATGTCTTTTACCTTTCGTCCGACTTAGGGTTCAACCCGGTACACACCCTTCTTCAGGGTATGCACCAGATTCAATCCTTGTCAAACCTTACTCGTTCCACGGGAACGAGTACACACCATCACTTTCCTGGGAGTCCATCCAGTTCAGGAACTCCTGATGGTACGCGGTGGGGTCGACTTCCCTCAGGACCCGTGCGGGGTCGTAGTCCAACCCCATGATCGAGACGATCGGGAACATCTCGTTGACGAACTCCTCGAACATGACCTCGGCTGTCTGTTCGTCCAGCTCGGGAGCCTTGGGTTCGACGCAGCACTCGTCCTCGCAGTCCGAGGGGCATTCCACGGCCAGCAGGAGTTCTGCTTCCATGTCCCAGTTCCGGCCTGCCGTGATCTCTTCCGCCAACTTCTCGACGATGGGGGCGAACGCGGGGAGTTCGGAGTTGAATTCAGCAGTAGTCATGTCTCTTGCCTTTCGACTGAGGGTAGATCACCAGGGCCCAAGCAACGGCTTGGACCCGATGAAAGAACCATCAGGCGATCATGTCGTGAATCCGGGCCTTCCACTCGCGGGTCAGCAGAGCGTAGTCCTGAGTGTTCGGGCTGTCGAAGCCGTGGGCCAGCATCCACTCCGAAGACGGCTCGTGGTGTTCACAGAACCTGTTCCAGCCACCCCACTCACCGGTGCTTGGTGCGTAGAGTTGACCGATGACACAGTCCATCATGTCTCCCAGGTCAAGCCTCTTCGTGTCGATGTGATCGTACCAGTCGTCGGCGAGTTCCTCAAACAGGAACTGGATGCCGTTGTCAACCCTTTCGCGAATGATCTCGGCAGGGGTTTCGGGAACAGCACAAATGATGGTTTCCATAACCAAACCTCCTAGTAAGGATCGCAGGACAGAGGGTGTACCTCTGCCCCACGAAAAGAACTAGGCTGCCAGTTCCTCATCGGTCATGACGTGCACGGCCGAGTCCTCGAAAGAGATACCCGCCGTGAGTTCGTTCATCTGGTCCGCGATTTCCTGGATCTCGTCGCGCTTGTCGGACGAGAACCTGATCACGTTCTCCTTCCCATCCCTCACGGCGTGTCCGCTGAACGTGTCGCGGACGTACACCCCGAAGAGGTCCGACTGGACCACGAAACGCGGGGGCTTGGGGAAGATTTGGGCCATGCTGCTCATGTCTCTATCCTTTGCTAGGGGTCAAACATGGCGCAGAGCCGTCTGTGACGGCTCCCACCAAATCAGGCCCCTACTCGGTACAACACACACAATCGACGTCCGGGTGTGAACTGTCCACCTGACCAGACCTCAGCTCATCGCAGTAGCAGTTGAATTCGCATTCGGGGCAGCCGTACAAGGTGCCGGGCGTGTGTCCAGGGGTGTGCCACTCCCGGAATGCAATGCCCCAACCCTCCTGGACATCCTCACCCTCGGACTCACCCGAGTAGGTGTGAGTCACGGCCACGTAGACACCAGGACGATCCAACATGTCCTCGGCCAAACCTCCGCCGATGTATTCGGAATCATGCATCACCGGACCCGAGTACGAGTACTGACCGGAGTAGCCCGTGAGCATGGTCCACGACTTGTCGAAACACCGACTGTCGTAGAACTCTGGAGCCCAGAACCCTTCCGGTTCCGAGATCGTGCCATCCTCGTGAACACGAATGACATGATCGAATTCCATCATGTCTTCCAGTTCCTGGATACGACCCTTTACCTTACCCATAACTTGCTCCTTAAGTGTGGAACCCGAAGTAGGTCACAAGTACCATACCTCAGGCAAAACACTCAATCCTTGGTAATCACGAACGCGGGTTCACCAGGATGCGAAGCCTTGTACTTCTCAACGTACCGATCGGCCTCGTCTTTCGTGCCGAACACCACGATGCCGGATGAGATGGCACCAGCCCTCGCTTGGTGCCAGGATGGCCTACCCGTGTGCGCCTCAAACCTCGGGGGCTTGTCGCACCGGTAGTTGGTGTAGGTGCACGTGAGGAACCCGTGGGTTTCCGAGTAAGAAGTGTGGTACCTCTCGTATTTACCCGGTAGTTTCCGGATCAAAGCTCCGGTTGCACTGCCACGCTCACGGCGAGTACCGCCGGTAGCCCGAACACGGACGTACCTGACACCGCCCGAATCGAACATCTCGTGCGAAACCTCGCTCATGCCTTCACCTCGTCCAGGTTCGCAGCGGAGAACACGCGGATACGGCCGGTCTTGAACATCCGGACATGCACGTCCTTGCCCAGCTTCACAACCCTACCGTACCTCTCACCCCGCATCCAGCAATCAAGGTGAGGCTTTACCTGAACCCTCTGGTGCAACTTGATCATAACTTAACCTTTCGAGTGAAGAATACAGAAGGGGGACCCGAAGGCCCCAACCCTCTATACAAGAGACTCGAAATCGTTGGTGAAGAACAGTTCGTCGTGAAGCACCTTCAACTCTTCCAGGAAGTCACAGGCCGTGTCGTAATCCTGGAAGACATCCTTGAAATACCACCTGTGGTCTTTCATGTCTTCTTCCGACTGGAAGGCCCAGATAGTGTAGGTGTCCAAACCCAGAGACATCATGTGTGATGCCTCATTGAACCCCTTGCGAATCCATTGTGGGAGCCTGGGAAGCCTCATGCCTTCTGGCCTCCCGTCCTGTTGTCCTCAGGGGAACCGATCCAGCCTGCGGTGTCTTCCGGGCAGTCCGAAGACCTCAGGAAGATCACACCACATGAGTTGTTGTTGACCTTAGGCGAATCCTTGGGAGCACACGACCCAAGGCTTACACACCCAAGGATGATTCCCGCGATCACCGGAGCAATCACGATTCTGCTCAATGCTTGTTTCATTGCAACTAACCTCACTTCTAGGTGTAGAACCCGCAGTAGAGCCGTTCAAGGCTCTACGTCAGGCAAGACATCTAGCGGTGGCCTGGCAGCCCGGTCACGGGCGTGATCTCTCCAAGAAACTCGTTCGCCATGAACTTCTCGAACGTCTCGCCAATCCTCATTTTCATGACTTCGGTCTGATCGGCCTTGAACTCACCCTCGTACTTCCAGAAGGTGGACACGTACCGTGACCCTGGGGTCCAGGACGCGTAGGTAACCGAGTTCCCGAAAACCGCCTTCAACTGCTTGACCATAACTTACTCCCTTGAACGGTGGTTCAAAGGGAAACCCCTGCGAGAGGGGCATCCCGTTCAGCCAGCGTTCTCGATCACCAGGCGAAAGCTCGCGAAGTGATCGTACATGTCGTGGAGTCTTTCGAACAACTCTTCCACGATGTCCCAGCCCCACATGGTGATACCTTCCACCGTCACGGCTCCGTAGGTCGCAGCCGTGATGACAGCCCAGGCTTCGGGGTAATCCGAAACCAAACCTCGCTTGTGGTCTTCCGACTGGTAACCCACGAACACCTCAATCCTTCGCAGGATATTGAAGGTACGGGGCATTGCATCAGACTGGATGTCTGCGAGTCGAACAGCATTCATGTCAACTCTCCTCAAGACTCGAATTGCCACCCAAGACCGTGCTAAAGGCACCGTAGCGCGGACCGAAGTCGACTCAACAGAACCGATGGCACGGGCAAGGGAAGCATTTCAAACCTTAGGCCCTGCTCGTGGGAGTTTCAACCCTGATCGCCAAACCTCATTCTCCAATGCTCCGGAGAACTTAAGCTATGGACTAGCAGCGTTTATCGCACGTAGCAGGATTTCCGCCGGGGCTTTCAGCGGGTTGTGCAAGACTCAGTGTTGAGTGGGCGCTTACTGCGCCACCTCTAGGCTCAACGCTTGCATATGGAGTTCTCAAGGTACAAGCACTTCCAGCCCGTTCCCGGTGTTACCCGGTTCAGTGACCGTGTGCCGTTCTGGTGTAACCGTACCAGCCCGTTTCCGGGCTGTCAAATCCTCGCTGCCAGTGAGTCTAGGATTCCGATTGCGAATCCCCTGTCATGGGGGCCGATACACTGCCGGCCATCCTGACTGCGAGGTATTTAGTTGTGGGGGCCTTTAGGCTCCGGGTGAAGCTTAGCAAATCGGGTTTTTCCTGTCAACTCCGGATTCGGGGAAACCCCGTTTCGGCTGGTCCGTACCATCCCCCGCTCTAGGCGGGTTGTCCTCGGGACCATGTGGAGTTGATGGAAGAAACGTACCAGACGGGGTTCTGACCCGCAACCCCCAATTTCGGGGCTTCCCTGATCTCCCAGGGCTGGTGTCCCGTGGTGGCGACATGGAGAACAGTACGCCTCCCCCAAGACCCTGTCAAATCGGCCCATAACCCCAGGTCAGGGGGTGTTTATAGGGGGAGGGGGGTCTATATGGCACCCCCTCCTACCAGGGAAAACCTATTTAAGCCCTCTGTCGGGCAATCTCAGGGCCTACACCCCCCTGGGTAGCCCTTCGTACCAGGCACCCCCTGTAGGGGGCTGTATGGAGCTCCTAGAGGGGTGTATGGGGGTGTGTGCAGGCAGGGGCAGGACTGTATGGGGGTAGGGTGAGGAGAGTGCACGCGTACTAGCACACACAGGGGCGCTTAGGGAAGGGCAGACGCAGGTGGTGTGCAGCACAGAGATTGGGGCTTGTGCCCTGCGGTGTTGTGAGGGTAGGGTCTGGGACAGAACGTCGATGGTAGATTGAGCCGGGCCCTGGGGGGTGACCCCCACGCCCGGCCACGGTGCAA